TTTCTACCATTTCCATCCATGTATCTCACGTGGTCTAGGCACGTGATAAAGTAGGGCATGGACAAGGGCTGCTGTGGACGATCGCTGCGTCGCGTAGGTATCGGCGGGGGCTTTCGTCACCGGCCTGCACCTCCGCGATCTACTCCGGCGAAGAAGCTGGATCTGTCTCTAATCCCAAAGAAAGAGAACGATCGCGCTCCGGAAACTGTCTAGGGGCCGCGGCATTCTCGCAAACTTACGTGAGGCGACCGACCAACGGACTCGGAGGAGAAGATGATTCCAACATGGGCCTTGTCGGTTTTCGCATTTGTGTTTCTGACTGTGTTTTCAATCGCGGCATGGGGGATCAAGCAAGCAATCGGTCGTGTCGATGATCGCCTCAACAAGCTCGACGACAAAGTTGGTAAGGTCCAGGATACCGTGAACAAGATCGATCGGCGCGTTGTTCGCGTCGAAACGATCATCGACAGCGGCGACAGCGGAGACGCGCGACGGCGCCCGAGCAATAGTTCGATTACTCCGTTACCACCGGCGGCATGAGGTGAAGATATGGCCAAAGTGAAAATCAGCGACTACGACCTTTGTCGTGTCGGTACCGTTGCGCACAATCAGGATTTTACAACGCGAGATCTTTCCGAATACTTGGGCAAGGATGCACGGGCCATGGTGCGCCGTATGCTCAAAGAAGGCATGATCGAGCGTGTGGGCCCCCGCGGAAGACGGTACTTTCCAACCACTAAGGGCTGGCGGAACATCGAGAACGCTTGCGAATATCGGCGGTGAGAAAGAAGTGGCCACCGTTCGGTTTGCTCGATGCGGCGCCGAGGTTTTGGTGGCGCAAGTCACTTCCTAAAAGAGCGCTGTCGAAGGTCTGTTTCCGCACCAAGACCGACGCGCTCAACGTCTTCGCCGACTACAACCGAACCACGATCGACAACTACGGCGGCGAAGACGCGCTTCATCGTCCATCCGAGTTCGAGGCGATCAACCACCTCTACGATCTCAAGGACAAGCGCAAGGTTCGCACGATCGCACAAGCGCTGTGGGAATCGCTACGCGTCAAACGCGGGCCCTATTGTCTCGATGACATCAACGTTCAAATCCTGAACGAAACCGCGCCCGGCGAAAAGGGCGTCGGGTTTCAGGTGCCCGACGTCGCTCAAGAAGCGGCGCTGGTTTCCGAGGAAGAGGGCTATCATGAAGGGCGAGCGATCGACGAAGGTCGCATCTCCGATTGCTTCAACGTGCGGCGTTTGGTTCGACAGCGTAAGGGCCGCGCCGCTCGGTCTGAACTACGGCGGCGGCGCACCGAACGCCAGTGCGTGTGTCGGGATGATCGTGGCCGGTTCATCAAGTGCCCGGCGTACGAGCCCGAGGTTCCGTTTTAGTGCTAGGGCCTGAGCCAGTTGAAGACGAACGCGGTAGCGCTACCACTAGTGACGCTTAGGACGGCGAGCACAACGACAATTTTCCACGCTCTTTCTTTGGCGATCACGTGCTTCTCAGCGTTGTCGTCGGCTTTCTTTTCGATCGCAGCAACTCTGCCGTTTTTACCGTCGATACCCGTGAGCGCAATCATGCGTTCGTGATCTATGTCTTGCTTGCTGCGCATGGCATTCGTCACAGCGTTCGAGCGCTCGTGACGGCTCACACAATCGCGTTCTTCGGTTTTTGTCTTTTGGAGCGCTTCTATCTTTTTTTCGGCTCGCGTTAGACGATCGAGAATAGCTTCTGTGTTTATCGGCACGGCATCACTTCCTAATGCGCTTCTCTCCACGCGGGCATCGTACTCTGCGGCCGACGGGCTCCAGCATAGAATAAGCGCGAGTGCCCACCTTGCAGCGCTGTTTACGAGGATTCCAGTGACCACGTGGGCAACCGATCAGAAGCCAAACCTTCCCTCGGTGAATCCAGCGGAAACTACGCCGATCAAACGAGCGCTCCGGTGCTTCTAGGCGCTCACAGAACGTCCCCGAGATCTTAGCCATTGCGTTTCCTGGTCCAGTAGTAGATCGCGCCTCCGACTGCGGCAGCGAGCCCAGTACCTCCGACCCACCAGATCGCTCGACCGCCCGCAAAACCCCCGAAGGCGCCGGCTCGATGCTCGGACTCAAAGTCCTTGGTCAACTCGCGTGCGACGAGCTTGCGGGTCGCTACCGAGAAAATCTGGTTCCACGCCGATGGTCGATCAAACTCTTTGGCATAGCGCTTGGCGCAGGCGTCGGCGACGTATTTGAAGGCTTTGTTGGCCTTTTTCGAGTCATAGATGCCGCGCTTTTTCTTCTTCAGGAGGTTGCTCTGGATGGCAATTTTCTGCTTGTAACAGTCGTACGTGTTGGTGTTGTCGATGTACAACTCAAGTTCTTGGGCAGCCTGGGTGTCGGGCATGGTTTTATTGTCCTATTTCCGGTAACTTCCCGCAATGGTAAGCTGTATCCTGATCTAACGCGAGGAAGCTAATGCTTGGAAATTTCGGAGCTTTGCCGTTTGGACATTTCGGAGCTGAGGAGCCTCAGTTCCCAAAATTTGTGAGCACCCTCCAAAGATTCGTGAACTCCGAGAATGCTCTCCATGCGGCCTATACGAATATCAGTACGCTTGCTCAGATTGCGGGGCCAGATGCCGAACTGCCGGTGAGGCTTTTGGTCCAATACAATCTCGCGCGCGAGGTGTTTCTGGATGGCATCGTTGATTGGCTGGAGGCTCGGAAAAGGACTCCTGATTTGCCTGATGCAGACAAGGAACCTACGCCGCCCCCCGCATTGGAGATTCCAACACCGCCAATTAGCGGTTTTGGTCAAGCGACTGTGCCGGCTAGCAGCGTTCGGGTGATATTTGGTCCCGTCGGGGCTCAAAAAGTAGTTTCCCTCGGTGACGCCCAAGCGCCCTTTGTTTGGTCTCAGCATCCGGGGATGAGCGGTGCTGGTTTAGGAGTTCCATGGGTGCCGATTATTTGGCTAGCAGGGCTTGCTATTTTCGGCGTCACGATCGTGCTCTATATGAGGGAACGAGAGCGAGCTGAAGTTATAGCGAATGCTTCTCTTGCTAGACAATCAGAAAGTCATTCTATTGCGGTGGAGTTTGCATCAAGGACTCTCTTCAACCTATACGAAAAATGCGTTGGAGATTCTCTTGATGAGGCCCATCGCCAGGTGTGTCTGGACAAATCTCACAAAGCAGTAGAAACCATCATCGCGGCACTTCCAAAACCGATTCCGCCAAAAATCGGGCTAAGTTTTCTTGGTAAGGTTGGGGCTGTCTTGCTCGCAGCTGCTGCCGGTGTCGGTGTGTATTTGTACTACCAGAAGCGCAAAGAGCGCTAGCTATGTTTGGAGCTGCGGGGGAAATAACTGAGAAGCTTCGTGAGCATTGTACGGCGAGGGCTGATATCCCGTGGGGGCCGATCCAATGTCAACGTTTGATCCGCCAGCTTACCGGCCGGGGTGAAGATCCAAAGCAGGTCGTTCGAGCCCTTGCGAATACGTTGCTATATATTCCTTTTAGCTCGATGCTGTCGCCGCTTTGGTATTGTATTCCAGAGCGGGGAGAGTGCGCTCCTGAAGTTGCGAAGATGCACGCGATGGCCGCGCTACTTCTTTCGACCATGGGTCAACACCACATCGTGAAATCAGTAACTGCTTTTACGATTGCACTCGAACGGTATGGGTTAGATGCACGTGAAGAGGAGACGTTGATCAATTCGCTGCGAGGCATTTTGATCAGCATTCCTGAACTGTCAAAAAGAGGCATCGATGGAAAACTCATCCATCCTGAGGTTGCTGCCCGCGCTATTCTTGCAGTTCAGATCGCAGCAGATCCAAGATCACCTTTGGCTGTGCAGCAGTTTGCGCAAGAGATTCTACCAAAGTTGCCCGACGTGACTATTTCTGTACCGCCGCTGGAGAAACCGAAATTCCCCACAGGCCCTGTCGTGTTCGCGTTCGGCTTGATCGCGGCGATCGGGGCGCTGATTTTCTACGCCGACTCGATTCGCGACTAGCGGTCTATGCGTGCTACAGCGTTCAGGATGTTGGTGGCCGAGTCCACCTTGTGTTCGACCGTGGAAAGCCTGGACTCGACGGCCCCAAGTTTGGACTCCACACATTCCAGCCGCGACTCCATGCTGCTGATGCAGTCTGCCAAACCACCGATCGCAGCTAGGATCTCTTGTGTCCCCGAGTCCGTCATTGATTCTATTCCCACTCCACAACGCGCCACTGTCGGTACACCTCTTGAAGTTCTGTCGCGGCCTCCGAACACGTGTCTCGAATTCGATCTCCCCACGGGCCGTCCTTGTCGAACAAGCTGAGCTGCCACTTCCCTTTCGCTTTTGTGGACGGGTGTAGGATGGCGAAGTTTCCGGGGTTTTTTGTGGCTTCAAATTGAGCGACCTTGAACGGCCGCACGCACTTCCATTTGCACGTTTCTCCTTGAAATTCTGGGTGCCAAGTGCCAGCAACCTCCATCTTTCGAACTTCTTTGGGGGAAAAAGCCGGCACACACTGTCGCTCGATGGGCGGGCCGCCTGTTCCTGAAAAACCGCGGCCTCGTTTGCGGCCTTCGATGAAGACGAAGGCTCCCACGCCGATCGCGACGAGTGCCGAACCAAGTGCGAACCACTTGCCTGCATTGAGTGACCTTTGGTACGGAAGTACGTTACGGCTGCGCATGCGTTCGAGTGCATCGGGCGTGTATTGATCCAGCGGCACGACGGGCTCACCAGGAACCGCGGTTCCACGATTCCAGGTGTTGCCCCACCCCGTTGTGGGTTGACCATAAGCACGCGCGAATTCGCCTAGCTTCGATTTATCTAGCAGCATCGACAGGTGAAGGTGCGGCCCACTCACGCCGCCGGTGGCGCCAGCGTAGCCGATGACTTGACCGCGTTTAACGGTCTCGCCTTTTTGCACGGCGACGCTATCGAGATGCATGTAGCGGCTCGACCAGCCGTTGGCATGTTGGATCCCAACAAAGATCCCTGTCGGGTCCGGGTACATGCGCGCGGTGTAGACCTTGCCCGGCGCCATCGCGAGCACCGGGGTGCCTTTCGGCATTGCGATGTCGATGCCCTGATGAAAACGAGTCCCTTCGCTTCGTAGGTCGCCCCACACACCGCTGGCAACGAGCGGGGCGTAGGCAGCCGGCCGACTAAATTGGATGCCAGGAAACGGTGTTGGAAGGGCTCCGAGGGGAACACCGCTAAACATCCTGCCCCCGCCAGATCGCATACCCGATCATGCCGGCGCCCGCGAGGGCGCCGATGACGATGGCCCACTTCCAGGTCTGAGGGGCGCCGCTCAGACTTAGGCCAGCGGGTGTGACATGGGGGAACAGGAACAAAAACGGGCTGAGCGTTCCGTCGAGGCTTGTAAGGCGCCCCGCTGCCATTGTGTAGAACAGATCAACCACGGAGCGCTGCCAGCGTTGTCTTCCCGGGTTGGACAGGTGTTGTGTGGCGCCGGCTTGAGCCGCGTACTCGAACACGTTGTCGTGGGTGACCGGAATCCCTTTACGTTCGAGGTAGTCGGCGACGCGGCCGACGCCGCCGGCTTCGCTGTAACCGCTGTTCCAACCGGCGGTCAAGAGCTTGATAAATTCGGGATTGCTCCAATTCTCCTGCATATTTAGAACGCCAGGATGGTTGCGTTCGTACGAGCGAATGATCCTACTAATCGTGTCGGTAGCAATCCTGGTATTGATCACGGGGTCGAGCAAATCAGTACGCTGGTAGCTGGTGCCGTGGCGCTTGTTGTAGTCGTTCAAGACGACTCGAATGACTTGGAGCAATCCCCACGCCGGGCCATTTGCCTCGCGGGGATTCAGGTTTGATTCGCGTTTGGCCAGCGCGCGCAAAAACGGCACTGGAAGCCCTCGTCCGTGTTTGCGGAAGATCACGTCATATTTTTGCGAAGTAGGCATCGGTGCCTCCTGTAAATCCGCAGGCATCGGAGCGACGATCGCCGCAACGGTGGCGGTTACAAGCATGCTTAACGCTATCGGATTACAGAGGTTTTTGGTAGCGTAGAACCATGGCCTACGAGCAAACGAATGCTTGCGCCGACGGCGGCGATTTTCAGTGTTCAGTCAAGGGAGGCATCTTTTCGTGCCGCCCGTGCGATTTCCCGCAACTTGAAGTGTTCAAAGGGCTCCAAACACAGACGAATCGGCTTCTTTCTGGCTTTGGAATTCAGCTCCCTGCTGATCGCCGAGACGGCGCTGCTCAAAGTGTTCTGTGGGTAGACGGGCGCCTCGGTCCCAAGACGGCTACGGCAGTTTCACTCGTAGCGATCAAGGCCGAAGAAAAAGGCTATCGACCAATCCCGCCGGCTGTTCCTCTGATGCGACTACCGGGCTTTATTGAGGCGCTGAAAAATGCGGCCACCGCGCCATCTGGTGTTGCGAAGTACGCGCCTGAACTGTTGGTCTACTTCAAAAGCGTGGCCGACAAAATCCAAGCTACTACTCCTCCTAGTGGGATTCCTACCCCCGAAGAGCGTGGCCAGAAGCCCGAAGAGGATGAAATTCGAGCCCGTCCGCCGCGCAAGAAGAAATCCACCTGGATGTGGTGGGCTCTCGGAGGCGCTGTACTCGTCGGAGCGGGCGTCTTCGGTTACTACTACTGGTACAAGCCAAACAGAGCACGTGCTCTGTCTGGGCACGGTGATGGCGACCAAGATGACGATCCGTCATCCTACTTACCTGGGGTGCGAGATTACTAGGAGCCATCATGAGCAAACGAGATCCACGACTACCAGCGCATATCGTACCGATTCTCAAGCCGCAGTTGTCGGTGGTGAAAAAGCCCCGAGATCCAAACGCTTACAGCGCTACCGCGGTGAACATGGCGCGCGAACCATCTTTGCCAAACACATCTGAACCCACCATCGACGGGCTCACCGGGGTTCGGTGGTGTCAAAAGCACGGGTTCACGTTCCAGTTCGATCTTCCAGCTGTACGAGTCTTCGACGAGACTGGAGAACTTCTCGGTATGGCATACAATGCCAACGGCCCCCAGGGGTTGATCGAAGCTATTCAAGCCGTCAAGAAAAACCCTCGAAAATCTGATATAGTATCGGGATAAGGAGAAAGACAGCCATGGCACTTGGAACTACCAAAGGAATGCACTGTATTCGCTTCAAGCGTACTCGCGCCGGCAAACGCTGTGCAAAATATGCAGGGGGTCGAAGAGGCCGAGGCCGAGGCCGAGGGCGTCGGCATCTTGGAACCACCGAGGGGATGCACTGCGTTCGCTACAAGAAAACCCGTTCTGGCCGTCGCTGTGCGAAATACGCGGACTGAGCGCTAGTACATCAAGACCGCGATCGCATAACCGATCACGGACAACCCGATGAGGAGGCGACGAGTGCGCGCTCGTCGTCTTTCTCTTCGTTGGGCTTCCCAGACCACTGGGAATGGATGATGAAGGTGTATCAGTGGATCGCGATGGCGGTGTAGTAAGCCGGGGGCGCTTCGAGAAGCGCTTCGATGAACAGGATCTCCTGCGAGAATAGCGGATCGGTTTGGATCAGTTTCTGAGCCCGGTGGTGCGCTGCCATGCACGTCGTGTGGTGCTTGTTGAGTACTCGGCCGATGGATGGCCAGCTCATCGATTTGCGTTCGCGGGCGAGCCAGACGAAGGCGTCGCGGGCGCGTACGATCTCTTTGTATTTCACCCTGCTGCATAAAACAGCCATCGTGAACCCGTAGTACTCGGCTACGTTTTTGAGAACGAGTTGCGGTCGAATCGCGATCCAGCTCGTGGTCATGAAAGCACCTTCCCTGCTCCGTAACACCACCGGCACTTACGACGAGGAAAACTCAAAGAACCTGTTCCTTGACATTCTGCACAGTTCTTTTTTGTCTTACAAAAGATCTTTTCCCGAATTAGCATCGGGAAGTCGAGCAACACGAGGCATCACCGAGGCTCCAGTCCGAGGCGCAAATACTCATCGCCCCCACCACAGTGGACGAATCCCGCTCGTAGATGTTCAATGGTCACGGGCATGACGCACACGAAATCCCCGCGGGTATCAATCACGCTGTGGGACGTTAGGACCCTGTAGATGGGAAGATTTCGGAAGTAGCCGGCGCAGTCGTCGTCTACGCAGATGGCAATGAGCCAGGGGGCTTCGCCTGGAGAAAGTTCAGGCAGTCGTAGTTCGTCGAGCGTGATTTTGTACGTGCGATCGAATGCCGGAAAACATCCGTTTTCGATGCAGACGTGCTGGTCACTGCAAGCGGGATCGCAGAACTTGTCCAGGTTGCACGCGCTGAGCAAGACGATCAAGAGTAAGTATTTCATCACAGTGGCTCTATTTTCGCACGAAGGGTACCAAGCGCGCCTGAGCAAATGAGATCGCCGTCGTCAACGACATCAGCGCTCAAGTTCCAGTCACACGAAAACGCATGTTCGTAACCGCCAGAGTCGCCGGGGATCCCGTCGTTGTCGGCAACATAGAACAAAACCAAGGCATCGGGCGCTGTAATGATCGAGACGTACGAGACATCAAAATCGGCGGAAAACTGGTTCATCACGGTGTCGGTTTGCCCGATCCAAGTATCATTGATTTTTACCGAGACATATAGATCGGGGGCGCCTCCGGTGGCATCCCAGTCGAAGCCATCTGGATTATGTGTTGGCACCTCGGCGCGGTAGACCCAGATCCGGTAGTCCCGGTTCCAAGCGGGCACGCACTCGTTTTCGATGCAGATGTTCTCGCCGCTGCACGCGGGCTCGGTGAAGACGCAGCCGCGTAGCGTCGCTGGTGTCGCGTCGGGGCTGCTGGCGCCTGCGTCGGCGCTGCCTGCATCGGCGCTTGCATCGGTGCCTACGTCTGGCGCGCCTGGATCCATCGTGTATTCGCTTGTGCATGCAGTAGCTAGGAATAATGCTGTGAAAAATAAGTTCTTCATAGTGTGATCGTCATTGTAGCAGCTCCTGTGCGAGCGCTTCGTCCCCGGCCACGACCGCGGCGCCTGCGGCTTGCCGCAGTTCTTCGTCAAGATTTCGCCCACAGCTGAGATCTCGGATGACCCAGCGCGCAAAGGCGATCTGAATCTCACCGGAATCGACACCGGCGTGACCAGCGTCACAGGCGGCATAGGAGGCATGGGTGCCGTCGGAGGTGATGTCGGCGATGGCATCGTAGGCGGCTAAAGCGGTATAGGTGGCGGCAGAAGCGGCGGCGCGGTCGTCGCCAGAAGTAGCGGCGGCGCGGGCGATGGCGGCGCGGGCAGCGCAAGCGGCGGCGCGGGCGCCGCGATGGGCGTTGGGTTCATCATTCACACAGCCTTCTGCAATCTCGATCGCAGCTACAACATCAGATCGTCGATCCCCACCGTAAAACGGCAGCGCTAAACGAGCACATTCCACAGCGAATCCGACCGCGTTGCGGTTATCATTCCAGTCTCGTTCGTAGTTCATCCGAGCAGTTCCCGCGCGAGCGCTTCGTCACCGGCTACAACCGCGGCGCCCGCGGCTTGACGCAGTTCTTCGTCTAGATCTCGATCTACGCTGAGATCTCGGACGACCCAGCGAGCAAAGGCGATCTGAATCTCGCTGTAATCTACACCGGCATCGTCGGCGTAGTCGGCGGCGAACACGGCGGTGGCGCGAATGGCGTCGGAGGTGTAGTGGGCAGTGGCACGGGCGGCAGCGTAGGCAGCGGCACGAGCGGCGGCGGCGCAGGCGGCAGAGGCGTCATCAACGCCGCTCGCGACGCCGCGGGCGGCGGCGAGAGCGGCAATTCGGGTGGAATCATCTATTTGTTCTCCGCTCGTATAGCGTTCCGCAATCTCGATCGCAACTACGAGATCTGATCGTCGATCTCCGCTGTAAAACGGCAGTGCCAGACGCGCACACTCCGCAGCGAATCCAACAGCGTTTCGGGAATCTGTCCATTTGCGTTCGTAGTTCATCCGAGCAATTCCTGCGCGAGCGCTTCGTCGCCCGCTACGACCGCGGCGCCCGCGGCCTGGCGTAGTTCTTCGTCAAAATCTCGCCCACAGCTTAGATCTCGGATAACCCATCGCGCATAGGCGACTTGGATTTCACTATCGTCAACACCCGCTTTACTAGCCCAATGGACGGTATCGGCGGCGTCGCGGGCGACGTCGGCATCGGTGGTGGTAGTGGCATAGCAGGCGGCGGAGGCGGCGTAGGCGGCTGGATCGGCTGGATGTGGTGGGCCCTCGGAGGCGTAGGCGGTGGCGTGGGCGGCGTCGTTAGCGGCGCCGCGAGCGAAGTAGGCGGCGGCACTATCTATTTGCTCACCGTTCGCACAGCGTTCTGCAATCTCGATTGCAGTTATGAGATCTGATCGTCGATCACCTATGTAAAACGGTAGTGCCATACGAGCACATTCAGCGGCGAATCCAACCGTGTTCCGGGAATCTCTCCAGTTTCGCTCGTAGTTCATCCGAGCAATTCCTGTGCGAGTGCTTCGTCACCAGCCACAATCGCAGCGCCCGCGGCTTGGCGTAGTTCTTCGTCAAGATCTCGATCACAGCTCATGTCGCGGACCGCCCAGCGAGCGAAGGCGATTTGAATCTCGCTGGAATCGACATCAGCATCAGCGGCGGAGGCGGAGGCGGCGTGAGCGGCGTTGGCTGCGCCGTGGGCGTGAGCGGCGTTTGCGGCGGCGTAGGCGGCGTAGGCGGCAGCGTAGGCGGCAGCGTAGGCGGTAGCATCGTGGATGGTGCGGACGGCGACAGCATTGGCGGCATAGGCGACGGCGCGGGCGGTGGCACTATCTATTTGTTCCCCATTTACACAGCACTCTGCAATCTCGATCGCAGTTACGAGATCTGATCGTTGATCACCGCTGTAAAACGACAGCGCCAGGCGCGCGCATTCCGCAGCGAACCCAACCGCGTTGCGGTCATCATTCCAGTCTCTCTTGTAGTTCATCAGCTCAGATCCGGGAATTTTTCGCCTAGCGCATCGTGGTTGTGGGTGTAGCGGTCGGTCATCGGGTGATGATCACCTCCGCCGACGACACCATGACCGGTGATCTGCCGGATTTTCCAGTCATGCCAGCCTGCTTCGCGCGCCATTGTGACGAACGTGTGACGAAGCCTGTGCGTATGAAATTCACGCACACCCATATTTTCTGCGTGCTCACGAAGGATTCTATATACAGATCGAGGGGTTAGGCTGTCCCCGCTGCGCCAATTACCCGAGGTTGAGGGCCGGAGTGAGCGAAACACACGACCTTTTGTGACCTGTTGCGTTTTTAGCCACGTAATCCAGTTTTCGAGCGCTTCGAGCGCTTCGCCACCGATGGGCACGTGATGCCAGCGCCGGCCTTTCACGACGACGGAGATCACACCCTCGCGTACGTATTTCAGTTCCATGGTGGACAGTTCTTCGCAGCGGAACGCAGCGTGAAGGCCAGTGAGAAACATCGCGCAATCACGCAGACCCATCGGGCCAGGTGCAGCCGAGCATGATTGCAAAATCGATCGACACTCGTTCGGCGTGAGTGCATCACTTTTGCCGTCTAGATCGGGGCTACCAGAAATCCCGTGTGGGTTTTCCACGGAGCGGGCGAAATCTTTGGTGTCGTGGGTGTGAGCGTAGCGCTTCGAGGCGTAGCGCACCGCGACCAAATATGACGAGACAGTTTTTGGCGCTAGGCCGTTGGTGAGCAAGTGGTTGCGCCAGCGCTCGACCTCCTGGGTGGTCCAGCCATTGGCGAACTCGACGAACGCGCGCACGCGTCTGAGATACTGCTGTTTGGTGCGCGGTGCGCGCTCACCGGCTTGGACGACTCGCTCTAGCTCAGTCATGGTTCTGAAAGTTCCCTGGTGATGTCCTTGATGAAGTTTCGGGCCATCGAGCGCGGCGCCGCTACTATGAGCGTCGCACCTTGTGCTTTCATCGCCGCCAAGACATCGCGCAGATGAGGTAGTTGTTGGTTCCTTGCGAATGCTTCGTTTAGGGTCCAATGCCCCAGCTGTTGTAGCGCGGTGACGACCCGAGCGCCGGTGTCGTCGTAGCCGGTGAGATAGATCGGGTCTGAGTTCATCAGTCTGCCTTTTTAACGGTACGTGCTGTGGGAATGTTCTCTCTGGTTCGTTGACGAAACCACTCTCCTAGCCAGATCATCGTGATGCAAGGGATCGTTAGCGGCCAGACAAGACCAATTGCAAGACAACGCAATACTAGTTCGAAGTCATCGAAGTATGAGTAGGGTCCCTTGATTTTTTCGAAAGCGCCGTAACGTGCACCGAGCGCGCAGAAGATAACCAGACAGACGATTCCGAAACCAATCAACCACGTGAATAGGATGTACATGTTCATTCCAAAAGTTCCTTGGCGATGTCCTCGTTGCCCCCGGCGATGGCGGCGCCCACGGCCAGACGTAACTCTTCGTCGATCACTCGATCGCCCACTAGATCTTTGAGCGCCCAGCGGGCGTAGAGCTGGGTCAACTCAGTGTGACACGCGCGGCCCCCAGCGGCGCGCTTGGCCGTGAGATTGGCTGCTTCGCTCGCCTGCGCGACGTAGTTGTCGGCAGGTGCTTCGTTGAGCTGCATCATCTTGGCGTTATGTGTGGCGAAGTGTGTGAGCGCAGCTGAGTCATGAGTATCGGCACACGATTGCCCTTCAGCAGCGATGTAGCTGAGTTTCGTGCAAGCGGACGCGAAGCCGGCGGCGTTTTCAGCATCACGCCAGGTGTGTTCGAAGTTCATGCGTACCGCCGGCACAGCCCGCGCGCCCATGAGCCTTGCCAATCAACACGGCGCCCAAAGCGCCGGTGCAACTTGGTCATCTCGGGCAAGTTGCTGGTGCAGATGTTGTCCCAAATGTCGTGCCACGCACACGTCCATCGTTGCCCCCTCGCGGGTTTCCATGTGAACGCATCGCCTTCGATGATTTCCAGACGATCGCCGTATCGATCTTGGTAGTGCGGGCCCACCAGTTCGATGACTTCGGGCGACTTCTCGACCACGGTCACGCGCTCTACGCGGCCGTTTTCAAGACACCCCTGAAGTACCATGCCGAGTCCGAGCCCGTGGATGAGCACGTCGCCGCATGCGCGATTGATGAAGTCTGTGTGATCCAGAATCTCGGCTGTGGTGTCACTCATGACGAGAGTGTGACCGCGCAGAAGTTGTGTGTATATCCCGGGATCGATGTACCGAGCGCCCGGTCGAAACGCGGCACGAAGATTGCTGAGTTTCACGTCTTCTTTGGTGAGCGTCATGCGTTCGACTTTCCAGATGCCCGACTGGCCTTCAGGGACGTTCACTTTGTATTTCTCAACCAAGCTCGTCACTGGTTTTCCCTCGGCCAGTTATCAAACTTCATTCCGAGTGAGAGACCCATCTCGGCAAGAATCTCTTTGACTTCTTTGAGAGACATGCGGCCGAAGTTTTTCGTGTTGAGCATCTGGGACTCAGTTTTCTGAACTAGCTCGCCAACGTACTCGATGTTGTCTAGATACAATCGGTTGGCGACGCGAACTGAAAAGGGTAGCTCGTCTACCGTTCGCGATAAGATCTCGTTAAGTCTTTCATCGACTTCCCCCTGCCCCTGCCCGTGCCACTTGCAGCGTTCGACCTTGACGTGCACGATCGCGCCCTTAATGAGTTTGTGCTGCGCTATCCCATAACCGTTCAAATGCCACAGGTGATTGCCACATGGGCAGATGCGCCAATCCGACGGTCGGCCTTTGAATCCCATTGTCTTTACTCTTTCTCGCCGTCGTCGGTCGGCTCAGGATCGCGACACGACGGGCAGTGTGTCGCGTCATCTTCGACGTACCACCCCGCATCGGACAGATGCGCATCGGGATCAGCGCCGTCTGGTACGTCGATCGTCCTCTCGCAGCCCTGATTGCCACGGTCGCACATCGCTCGTGTCGCGGTGCCGTTGGAAATGACCGCGGGCCCTTTCACCATCGGCCCGGGGAACGGCGACATGGCCGGGAATGTTTCCTGCACGATCGATTTTTCGATCTTGGCATGCAGCGCTGCTGCCATGACGAGTGTGGTTTCGTAGGCTTCCATCCCGTCTTCGGCATCCATCCAACGTGGCTGGCCGACGTGATCGGTGTTGTCCGAGTAATCGACTTTGGGCCAGCCGTTTTTCCAGACCACGCGGTACTTGCGCGTGCCTAGGGTGCCTTCCCAGATGTCGGGCCCAGAATTTGTTTGAATGATCATCGTTTTGCCTTCTCTCGTTGTTCGACGCTGAGTAGCCGAAATCGCCGGGTGGTCACCGCTCTGTCCGCGTAGGCTGCGCACAAGCTAGAAAATCCCAGATCATCAATTGACCCGCGCTTCTGCTTGCGCGCAAAATGTGAAGCCATCTCGAAATATGCGTGCTCCCAGAAGGCCAGCTCGCGTTCGTCCAAGATTGTCGGTGGCGGATGCGTACTTATGAATCCCATGGATCACCCTTCCCAGATGTCGGGCCCAGAATTTGTTTGAATGATCATTGTTTATCCTTGAATCGGTAGTAACCGAGGAAACACAAGGGTCCGAGCAGAGCACCGATACAAGCACTGATTACCGATCGAACTGTGCCCTCAGCCATCGTGGATGACACAATGACCGTGAAGACCACTGCTAAGAATAGAAACAGCAAAACAAAAACAATCGCTATTTTCATCACAGTATCGCCTCCAGGCGTTCTGCGGCGGTGCGTGCTCTGCGGGTGTAATGCGCCGGCTGAGCCCAGTTACTGCTACAGTGGTCGCGACAGTCTCGCAGTAGATTGCCCAACCCCTCGCGTGTCGCACGCACACGGATATGCTTGCGACCTTTGCCGACGGGTTCCCATTCGATGCCTAGAACGGTGCACACCCCAGCGCTATCGAGTTGAAGTACTTCGACGATGCCCGTGCCGAGTTTGATGGTGATGATCTCGGACGCGCATTTTCCTTCTAACTTCGTGTACAGTTTCGTGCACAGCTTTTCGATGCGCGTGAGCTGTATTACTAGCTCTCTGCGTTCCTTAACCAATTCATCGCGCTCTTTGACCAGCTCGGTAGCTTCGTCTTCTTGCTCTTTGCAGAGTCTTCAAGTTCGCTAGCCCACTGCTTGGTGTCCTCGACTTCTTCGAGCGCTTTTTTGTACTTGGCGAACAAGCACGCGGGGCAGTACTCGTCCGACTCGGCGCCGATCTCGTACTCGTAGTATCTGTCGGCGCATTCTGTACAGATAGTACGGGTTTTGGTGGTCATGGTTTCTCAGACGGCACACGGCGCGGGCTATTCAACTCGTAGTATCGCATTGCTGTTGTGTGGGTTCATCAGACACGAATCGCAAAGAGGCACGGCAAATCGGCCGCTGTAGCTCCCATCTGCAAACTCGATTTCAAGTATTGCAGAGCCAAATTGGGGCTTGCCGAGTAGCTCTCCGCATCGCCAGCACGGCGTTTCCTGTCTCTCTTTTTCTGCGCGTTTTTCCGCGCGGCGAAGTTTTCTAGCTTGTCGCATGTCAATCATCTCTTTTCCTTCGGCAGTACTCTTCGAGTCCTATTGCTTCGGCCAGTTCAGGTGTGATTGGAGATTCACGTCGTTCTCCTAGCTTGACCTTCTTTCCATCGGGAAAGGTGAACGTGATGTTGGACGGCGCGAGCTTGCGTTTACGTTTGCTCACAGGACTACTCTCATCGGCATCCGACGTAGGTCGTCGCGCGTTGTCCACGGCGATGCACCATCGAGCCATTCCGAGGCTCCGGTACGCGGATTAATACGGCACACGTTTTCGTTGCACTTGTCACAAGATCCGATCAAGACGCCATCGCCTCGGGATCCGTTGATTCTTGCGTCACAACAGGGTGATTTGTTCATTTCTTCATCCATTCCCCGAGTGAATCGTTGATCAACAAAGCAAAAGCCCAGGCCCAACAAACCACCACCATAGGGATCCAGATCGGGGACGTCATAAGCCCCACAAAAATCATGATCACAACCCTCATTTCGACTCCTGTGCTGCGCGGCGCATGCACTCTTTGGAGATGCGCTCGGCCGCGAGGCGCGCGCCCGCGGCCGAGTAGCTATCTGGTGGTGAATCGGGACCTGGCGCCGCGAAAATGCTCTCTGGGTAGTCGGCTGCGACTCCTTCAGCGATAGCAGTTGCCCGTAGCCACATCTCGCGCCGTATATCAGCGAGCGCCTGTCGGAGCTTACGGGTTTTGTCTTTTTCGAGCCATAGCTCGTTGCGGATGTCGCCGATTGTTTTTCGTCTAGCCATGGATTTCTCTCCTCGCGATTCTGTCCAGGATCGCCCGGCGTTTTGAGATCTTCGGCTTCGCCGCGCGGCGCCATTCGTAGAGCAACTTCGCGGTGCGCACGGCGTTTTTATCGTTGACTAGTTTCTTTTCCAAGCGGCCGAAATACCGCTTATCAAATAACGGCCACGGGTGAAACTTGAACCAATTATTTCTTTTTCGGGCTTTGATTTCCGTGTTGTAACTCAGATCAATTTTCCATTTCGGCCAGCGGTTCCAGTCTCGTTTATTACTCATAACTTTCCTTGGACGAGTTTGCTGGCCAAATCTTCATCGCCCGCCACGACCGCGGCGCCCGCCGCGAGCCTCAGTTCTTCGTCGATCTGCTTGTCACCAGCTAGGTCCCACACGACCCAGCGCGCGAATGCAACATCCACGTCATGAGTATCGACTCCGGCATCGAACGCGTGCCGGATGACTGAATCTACGACGTAGATGCGCGAGGTATACGAGGTAAACGAAGTGCGCACGGAGCGGGCGCACGCGGCAGCGGCGCGCGCCGCCGACCGGGAAGGGCGTCCGCTGGCACCGAGGCTCAGGTCTTTGCTCGCCCAGAATGCGCCGTCGGCGAGTTTTTCAGCGTGCTGCTTGTCTATTTTGTCACCACGGGCATATTGCTCGGCGATTTCGATGGCGGATACGATTATTTGGCGGCGGCGGTGGTTTGGGTCGCCGACGTAGAACTCCAGCGCCAGCTGCGCGCATGCGGCACAGAAACCGGCCGCATTTTTCGGATTTATCCAGTCTCGCTGGTAGTTCATGTTCGGCATTGTTACGGGACTTCTAGAAGCCAAGTTCGGTTTTGCACAGGACATACGCCCTGAAATAATCATTCGATGTCTTTTGCTGCCTTTTGCAAGTTACGGCGGAACGCCGCGAGCCCAGCGGAAGCGCCTTCGACAAAAGCCGCCGCGTCGTGATCTTGACCCAGGCCGACAAGAACGAGGTATCGAGCAGCAGCGGCTTCTTTGACCCCCCGCTCACGAGCGAAGTTCCGCAATTGATCAAGCGTGTCGGCATCTATGCGGAACGAGATGATTTTAGACATCGATCTCTCCTTGGACTAGTTTTCTAGCTAGTTCTTCATCCCCGGCCACGATTGCGGCGCCCGCGGCTTGGCGGATTTGCTCGTCGAGTTGATCACAGCTGAGATCTCGGACTACCCATCGGGCAAAGGCGATTTGCAGCTCGCTGTCACAGACGCCAGCATGGGAGGCGTAGATGGCGGCGCGAGCGATGTAGATGGCGGCGGCGGTGAAGTCGGTGGCGGCGCGAGCTGCGCAAGCGGCGGCGCGAGCGGCGGCGTAGGCGGAATCGGCGTCGGTGGAGTCGGTGGCGGCATAGTCGGTGGCATAGGCGGAGTAGATGGCGGCACGAGCACCGGCACGAGCGGTAGTACTGCTTATTTGTTCCCCGTTCACATAGCTCTCTGCAATCTCAATTGCAGTCACGACACCGGATCGTCGTTCGCCGCCGTAAAACGGCAACGCCAGACGAGCACACGCGGCGGCGAATCCGGTGGCATTTCGCAAGTCGTTCCATTTGCGTTCGTATTTCATACGTACGGAATCCAGCCTTTTCCAAACAGAACGCTGCGGCACTTGTCACACGTGATCGAGAGATCACTTCCTGAGATGTTGTCGCGGGCGCCGCAGTAGGCTGTAAGCGGGTAGCAGCTATTTTCGGCGTGTTTGGGTTCCCATCGGCCGGGCTCGGGCAGACCGCCGGCATACTCGATTAGCTCGTAGACGCGCTGCTGCTGTCCACGCGGGAAGTAGTGCGCCCAGAACTGATCGTGAAACGGATCATTGGTGCTCTTGCGGTAGTTGCATGAGCTACACGCAGGAACGCAGTTGCCCAACACCGAGTGACCGCCGCGCCCGAGCGGCACGAAGTGCTCCAGCTGAAGCGGCCGGGTTTCGCACGAAACGCCGCAATAGGCGCACGTGTACTCGAAAAATTCGAGCGTGTAGCGCCATTCATCAAGCGTAATGCGGGCTATGTAGCCGCGTCTGCGAGCTTCTGTACGCGCGTTGGTCGCTTGGTACGTGGCGTACTTGTAATGGGCGTCGCGGCCGTATCTGGGTCTTCGAGCCATGATTTCATCCTGCTAAGAGTTCTTTGGCTAGGTTCTCATCCCCGGCTATGATCGCAGCACCCGCGGCTTGGCGCAGCTCTGTGTCAAAATCTTGACCGCCGCTGAGATCTCGGGTGACCCAGCGAGCGAAAGCGATTTGCAACTCGCTGTCACAGACGCCAGCACGGGAAGCGTAAACGGCGGCGCGAATGGCGTCGTCGGCGGCGTTGGCGGCGTTGGCGTAGGTGATGTCGGCAGCGTAGCCGGCAGCATAGGCGGCAACACGAGCGGCATCGGCCGCGCCGCTCGCGTCGGCGGCGCGAGCGACGTGAAGGGCGTTAGCGGCGGCATAGGCGTCGGTAGCGTTTATTTGTTCGTCCTCTGCAATCTCGATCGCGACTACGACAACAGATCGTCGATCTCCCCTGTAAAACGGCAGTGCTAGACGCGCACACGTGGCGGCGAATCCGACCGCGTTCCGCTGATCAGCCCACTTTCGATCCCATTTAGGTCGTTGAACCATGGATCCACCCTATCAAAAATAACTAAAGTAGACAACGTCTACTTTACGTCCGTATCGTTGAGAAATACGGACGTAGGCTGGTTCTTGGGCCGCGCCAAATGCCTGTGAATCCGAGCTGGTTATGCGAGTATCTCACGAGCGAGATCTTCATCGCCTGCCACGATCGCGGCGCCCGCGGCTTGGCGGGTTGCCTCGTCGATGGGCCACCGTGGGCTGATATCCCGTACGATCCAGCGCGCGAACGCCACATCCATATCGTGGGCATCGACGCCAGCTTTGATAGCGCGAGCGATGACGCCCCTGGTTTGGGTAGCGTACCGGGTAATAGCACCCTTGGCTTTTGTGAGTGCGCGATTAGCTATATAAAGGTCCTGTCTGGCTTCTACGATTGCGCGATTAGCATCGCTGAAAGTTGCTTTGACGATGCTTAAATCATCGTTGCTAGAGGCCGGACCGAAGGCTTTATCAGCGATATCCCAGGCATTTTTGGCAGTCTTAACAGCTTTGATAGCAGTTTTCTGAATTGCCTTGGCGAGAAGTAATTCTCTTTCGTAGAACGGCAGTGCCAAACGGGTGCATTCAGCCTCGAACTCAAACTCGTTTTTCAGATTAGCCCATTCACGTTTGTAGTTCATGCGAGCAGCTCCTGCGCAAGTGCTTCATCCCCGGCCACGATCGCGGCGCCCGCAGCCTGGCGCAACTCTTCCGGCAGCTCGCGCCCGCAGGCCAGATCCCGTATGACCCAACGCGCGTAGGCAATTCGCAGTTCGCTGGAATCAACGCCCGCTTCATCAGCCCAACTAGCGGCGCGGGTGGCAGAATCGGCGGAGGTATGGGCGGCGGCGGCGGCGGCGGCGGCGGCGGCGGAGGTGGCGGCGTAGGCGGCGTCGTAAGCGGCGGCGTCGGCGGCGGCGGCGGCGGCGTAACGGGCGGCGCGGGCGAACTGAAAACCATCGGAGTCGATTTCTCCACCATCTGCGTAGCGCTCCACAAACTCAATCGCAGCGATGAGATCTGATGAATAATCACCACAGTAAAACGGCAGCGCTAAACGCGCGCACTCAGCTGCAAACCCAGCTGCGTTCCGCAGGTCTGTCCAATCATGCCTCATCCCCCTCATCCCGCCTCACCCCGTCGCCAAGTACAACCGGCGGCGCTGCGATCGTGACATTCGCAGCATCATGACCATGATCCGCGCCCCGGCCCAATCGTATTGGCTCATGCAGCGGTCAAAGCACCACTGCACGTCCTTGAGTTTGATGTTCCCGTCGTCCAGTACCACGTGCAGGTTACCGCCCGCCTCGTTCCCGGGTCGCGCGTAGTAGACCTGGATCAACGCCAGCACTTCAGGAACGATCGGTTTTTCTGGATGCTTCATCAGCCCACTTGCGCCAGCCATAGAGGTTGATACAGAAGAACGTCATCGCATTCGCAATCATCGACGGACTCCATATTTGGTAAGCGTAGATGCCCCACAAAACGATGCTCGCAATGCGAACGATCCAACCTTCGATTCGTTTCCAGGCGAGCAAAAGGTTGCCGAATACGTTGAGCGCGAATGCTAAAAACCCGACGATTTCGATCATGCCTCTAGCAACTTGATGGCGCGCGAGATCTGTACGAGCGGTCGATCGTGCTCAGCGGCCCACGTCACCGATTGAACGCCCAACACCACCACCGGCAATTCCCGTACGAGATCACGAAAGCATCCGAGGCAGCGCCAATGCAGGCAAGTCTCGGGATGCTTGACCTTGAACGCGCGCGGGCGCTTCCGACAGTACTCGCAGAGTAGGGGCATCAGCTTTTCTGGAATACCCATTTGGCTTCGTAACTTTCGTTGTAACCAGGCTTGTCATACATCACTTGCCATCCGGCGGCGCGGAACATTCCTTCGATGTCAAGCCATCCCCTATCGAAGATACACGTTCGATCGAGTCCAGCATCGACTAATCGTTTCACCACTTCGTTTTGAAGGATGGTTACATATCCGTTGCGGTAGTTCTCACAAATGAGATCGTTGAACACCTCGATCACGACACTAGGAATGGTTTCTTTTTTGTGAGCTGCTGCTTCGTCGGGTCGTATGGGTCTATCCATGGAAGTCCTCCATTTCATCAATGCCTCCTGGCTGAGAGCACGTTCCGGGCGCCTGAGATCGCGCGCTCGTCCCACAGCAGTGACGGCATGTACGGCGCACGCCAGTACTTCGCCACTTTTTCAGCGAGCGCGACGCTGAAGGTTGTGTACGGTGGATCGTCGAACTCGAAGCGTTCGATATCGATAGGGCGCTCGCAGTCTTCGGTGCACAGATTGAAATTCGGAGCGCCTGCTATCGACAGCGTTTTGTTGTAGGTCGAGTGGCCCTGCGGCAGCACTTTGTCGTCAAGGGCGTAGTCGATCGACGGCAGCATGAAATCGAACACGTGCCAGGAACACACGGGCCCGTAGCCAATGGCACGATATCGGTACATTTCATGAGCGCTGAGGGGAGGGGGGTGATCGGACAGCGCCAACGCGAAACTCGACGTGCGCACGTCGTTGACGGTCACGTAGTTGAGGTTGGTGAAGAGGATGTACGTTATTTTGCTCATCACCTGTGGACGCTACGCCTTCGGGAATATTCAAGCAGCTGCCGGGCTAGATCCTCATCGCCGGCCACGACGGCTGCGCCCGCGGCAGCGCGTAGTTCTTCGTCTAAATCTCGACCACGGCTGAGATCTCGGATGACCCAGCGTGCAAAGGCGATCTGAATCTCACTGGAATCGACACCAGCGTGAGAAGCGTCGGCGGCGGCGTAGGTGACATAGGCGGCAGCGGAGTCGTCGGTATAGGGGGAGTTGGTAGCGTGAGCGGCGGCCCAAGCGGTAGCACTGGCGACGCGAGCAGCGTCGGCGGCGGCATAGGCGGCAGTGGCGGCATAGGCGGCGCGGGTGGCGCGGGCGGCAGCGCGAGGGGCGCCGCGAGCGGCGGCGCTAGCAGCGGCACTATCTATTTGCTTCTTGTTCGCATAGCGCTCCGCAATCTTGATTGCAGCTATGACAGCAGATTGTTGATCGCCGTTATAAAACGGCAGCGCCAGACGCGCGCATTCAACTGCGAATCCAACTGCATTGCGGAGATTACTCCATTTCCGATCGTATTTCACGCACTCCGCCCCCACGCCAATTCGTTGCACCGAATTTCATCTTTACAACGAGGACAGAAAACAACTTTCCACATGATATCCGGGGTCTCTCGGTCGTACACCGTGCGTATATCAGAAGGCTCGTATTCTGCAAGCACGAGACAGTTGCGGCACCGCGCACGCGCTACGACATTCACCTTATTCGGATCTTCTATGATTTTAGCCATCACTTGATCGCACTGAGCACCAGCTCAGTTTGAAATCCCGTCGCGGCGTAGTCGTCGGCGTGCATCGGCGGCTGAAAGTGAAGTATGACAACTTCCTTGCCTTTCGCGGCGCGCACGATGCCCAACAGATGGGTCTGCGACTCCGGCGCGTTTTCGTCCTCGGGGATATAGCTCCAATACTGGCTCATGGTCTTGGCTACCGAGTGAACTGGGAACTTCGTGGTGTAGTCGAACGCACAGACAGAATCGGGGCTGTATTTGGCGTTGATGAACGCTCGAAGCCGCGCCTCGCCCAGATCTCGATCTGTTTTATGCTCCGGACCCGGATCGGGAATCGTGAGCACATGAGATCTAATTTCCTCGAACCTATCGGGTCGTACGTCGTAGCTGTTGAGCTGAAGCGCGGCGCCTGCGAAGTACGAGTAGCCGAGCACCTTGCCTGTTTTTACGGCCACGATTTCAATCGCGAGATCACCCGGTTCGGCGGTGACGGATTTGCCTCGAAACGGGCGTCGCCGCTCTACCGCGTTGAGCGTTTGTGAATTAGTCTCAACCGGGTGCGCATGAATGACGCGCAGAAGACGCCCGCCGCGCACGTGGACCCAGCCGAACCGCTTGCGTAGTGAGAGCTTCATTGAAGCCTCCTGAACCGTGACATAAATTCTCGCCGCGCGGTTTCCACCGACCACCCTTCGATCCGGTCCTTCAACGGCTCGACTCCCTCAAGCACCTCCCACTCCTTCCAACAGGGCTCCATCAGATCACGCTTCTCGGTCGCCAGCATGATGAGATCAGCTCGTTTGATCTCATCAACCGCATCCAATCGCTCCATGAGTGATTCCCGAGAAAAAAACTTCTCGAACACAGCGCTCTCAACTCGCTTTTCTATGCGCCGGAAGTCGGGAAGCATGTACTTGAGCGGCGCCACCATATCGCCGGTGTAGGCTTCGGCCGCATCGTGCAGTAGCGCGGTGAGCTGGCCGGCTTTGCTACCAGTGATGATATCGCACACGTAGCAGGAGTGCTGCGCGACCGAGTAGAACTCGGTGCAGTGACCGTTGAACCGGCACTGCTTTGACAGCGCGTGGGCGATGTCCTCGATGTTGATTGCGTCCGGGGACGGGTCCTCGAAATCGAATACCTGCCCGCTTCTAGTTTGAAACCAGGTCATGTTTGTTTCCTTCTTTGGAATTCATGGTACGGGGACCAAAACGTGGTCGGATCGAGGCTCTAGGTAGGGATCGAGTATGGTTCGTTCCAATCTCCGCCGATCAGCCCGTAGTAGAGTTTGCGCGCAGACTTTTCATCGGCTGCACGAAGTGTAAAATCCGGTCCCTGGGTAAACTGAACATCGACTGTCCACGGACAACCGTGCTTGGGATGGAGCTTATCTGGCATGTTTTCCCAGCTGCATATATCGACACGTGCGATTATGCGCACCATGGTTTTCTTCTTCACTACTGCCCTCCACCGGTTTTGCGCTCATCGAACAATCGATCTCGTTTGCGATCAAGTGCTTCGATTTGCTGCACGAGTTTGCGCATCTTCTTGTCTTTCATTCGTTGTCTCCTGGCGGCCGGCGGCGCGGCCGGGTGCGGCGCAGTCGTCACACTTCACCGATTCGCGATCCCGAACACTCGCTCAAACACTGAAGAGTCCATGCTCCAGAACCATTCGGGCTCGTCTTCGAGCCAGCAACGGAAAAGGTAATGGTTCTTTGGCCGGAATGCCCGTATGCGTACACCTTCCTTCGAGACGTACGTAACGGCGCTGTTCTTCAGTTTCTTTTCCTCGGCTAGTTCTTGCTGGCCTTTCAAGAAACCGAGTTTGGCGACTTCTGCCACCTCTTCGAGTGTCCATTCGATGTTACCGTATCGGGCGGCTTGGGTTGCTTGACGATAGATTTCTTGCAGCAGCGTTGATGGCATTGTTTAGTCCTTTCGACGGTTTTTCAGCTCCCTCTCGAACTCGTAGATCTTGTCTTCCTAGTCCTCCGGCAAAAGCTCGACTTGGCACTCCGGGAACTTTTTCGCTCGTGCGTCTTGATGGGCGCGTAGTTGCCGGGCTCTATTCAGTGCATCCTCCGCTCTAAATGCTGCTGTCGTAGCAGAGTCTTCAGCCTGGCACGCGCCGCAGATCTCGTTCCAGTTGGCTCCCTGAACGCGCACGCGCCGTTTGTACCCACAACGAGTACACGCCTTAGCTTCGATGGTCGTGGGGATTCCCATGGTTACTGCGGCACCACGGCCAAACCGATAGGTCTTTTCCAGATGAGCCTATGCGACGCTATAGAGGTAACAAGCTCCCACCCGTCGGCTCCCAACTTGTTCAGTTCGTCTTTTTGAGGGTACTCTTGTTGAGAATACCGCCAGGACGTTACCTTGTACTCCCAGCGCTTCGTTGAAATATCTGTATACATGGCCGCTTGGACGCACCCCGCGCCGCCGTATTCAAGCATTCACGATATCGTGAGCAGTTTTCGACAGCTCCAACACCGTCGTACCCACCAGCTCGGCCGCTAGCTCGGTGGCGCCGCCGTACGCCGCGGCCAGCGCCGCACTTCTCAGCTCGGCATCGAGCCCCTTGTCGTGCGCCGCAAGACGCACGGCCCAGCGTACCGCGGCTTGGAATCGCTTCTCCTGTTGCTCACGGTACCGGCCGTAGACGTAGCCTTGCGCGAATTGCGCGGACTCTAAGTATTCTTGGGCCACGCGGGGATCGTCGCAGAAGATCGCGGACAAGATACGAGCCATGGCGAGATTGCTTCCCAGTCTCCCTGCGCGCTCGTCGATCGCGTCTCGAATTTCGTCCAGATCAGCTTTTGCGAACTCGGCGCCCGCGGCGTAGTCGAGCACCGCGTTGATGCCGCGTTCAAGTACGAGATCAACGTGTGCGTCGTCGCGTACCAGCTCAGCAATGAGCCCCAGTTTCATTCTGAACAGGTCTTCCATCGTGTTACACTCCTTGTGGATGCCACAGACCCCCGGCTGTGTTTTTTAGATAGTTCCCGGGTGGCTTACTACACCTATGATCAAGTAGAACACCAAGCGTGGAGGGGCCACGATGCGGTACAAGATCTGATTTTGGCCGCCCTGCCGTCGCATCCGGGTAGGGTGGCTTTTTTCATGATTCGCTATCCTTGAGAATGGCGTCCACCCACGGAGGGGGCTGCTTTTCTGAGTCGGCCGTGGCTTCTTTCCCCCACTCGAAGCCATCCTGGATCTCTTTATTCAAGAGCACCCACGCTGTATGAGCTGTGCAACAGAGCGACAAGAAAACCTCGCTCAGCACGTGCCCGCTCTTCATGAGTTTTTCTGCCGTGATATCGGCGCTCTCAGAAACGTTGGCGAGCAATCGCATCGCTCCTTCTAGATCATTTTCAAGATCGAACAGGTCTTCTTCCATTTCACCCCGTATTCACGATTTTCTGTTTCAGCGTCGAGAACCCAATCCCGAGCTTCTTGGCTGCGCGGTCGCGGTTTCCGTCGCTCTTGGCGAGCACAAAGTTGGTGTAGAATTTCTCGAACGCATGGCGGGCTCGACGCAGATGCCACGGTCGCTTTATCGAGATCAGGGTATTGATCAGCGTGTCCACTTGGGTTTTGAGCTGTTTTTCTGGTGTCATTTTTTGAGACTTACCACAAAAAGGCTAGAAATTCAACTGTGCCACTCGCGGTCGCATCTTGAAAGGCGATGCGCTGCCATTGCTAGTTCGTCGAGAACTGCGACGAGCCCGTCGCATCTTGAAAGGCGATGCGCTGCCATTGCTACGTCGCGTGCCACGCGCCAGGAGACGAGTTGGTGTGCCGTCGCATCTTGAAAGGCGATGCGCTGCCATTGCTACCTTCCTCTCGGCCGCGGGGTCGCATCTTGAAAGGCGATGCGCTGCCATTGCTACAGCACGACCAACGTCGTTGGTTACGGCACCGACGTGTCGCATCTTGAAAGGCGATGCACTGCCATTGCTACCGCGAGCCATCGGTAAACAGTCGCTCGGCTCACTCCGTCGCATCTTGAAAGGCGATGCGCTGCCATTGCTACGTGGCCGACGCGGCGAAGATCCTGGGCGTATCCACGTCGCATCTTGAAAGGCGATGCGCTGCCATTGCTACCTCCTCGATGTAGTCGCATTCGACGACCGAGCACGAAAGGTCGCATCTTGAAAGGCGATGCGCTGCCATTGCTACTAGACGGACCGTCTTCGAGTACCCGTGATCCAGTCCGTCGCACCTTGAAAGGCGATGCGCTGCCATTGCTACCCGCGCTGGGATCAATTCCGTGAGGAGATCAGACTCGACGTCGCATCTTGAAAGGCGATGCGCTGCCATTGCTACAAACCAGCGGCGGCGTTCGCGTTCGCTCCCTCCCCCAGTCGCATCTTGTAAGGCGATGCGCTGCCATTGCTACGCACCAACAGCGCGACGACTGCGCAGAATGACTGGGAGTCGCATCTTGTAAGGCGATGCGCTGCCATTGCTACAGCATATCCATGGAGGAGCACCCCGAGCTATCAGCCAAGGTCGCATCTTAAAAGGCGATGCGCTGCCATTGCTACGGATGCGGTGCGTACGGCGATTGCGTGAGACAAAGTGAGTCGCATCTTAAAAGGCGATGCGCTGCCATTGCTACCGAGCTGGGCGACGGCGAACAGAAAACAATTCTGGTCGTCGCATCTTAAAAGGCGATGCGCTGCCATTGCTACATGCGGCGCACGCCGGTGAGAACAATGCTTCCGCGACGTCGCATCTTAAAAGGCGATGCGCTGCCATTGCTACAGGCAACCTGGCCCCTAGTGGAGTGGACAATTCGACTGGTCGCATCTTAAAAGGCGATGCGCTGCCATTGCTACACGATGACATTTTTGCGTGCCCATTCATCTGGTGCGACGTCGCATCTTAAAAGGCGATGCGCTGCCATTGCTACGGATCGGTGCTCTAGCAATCAGCCCACGCTCTTTCGCGTCGCATCTTAAAAGGCGATGCGCTGCCATTGCTACCGTGAAGCCTACTGGCGACAGAGCTATCCGGGCACCGTGTCGCATCTTAAAAGGCGATGCGCTGCCATTGCTACAGCCCTACGTAAACGTGTCGATCTGCGTTGATCTCGCGTCGCATCTTGAAAGGCGATGCGCTGCCATTGCTACGGCGCCTCTGGATCTTTGTGTTTTTTCGCAAACCTAGGCGTGCTTTTTCGAGTGGTTGGGTTACGGACGTTTCCGATCGCATACATATTCATCATGTTTTGCGTGCTTACGCGGTCACGATCTTCTACGACACCACAGCCCCCACACGTCACCACGCGCTCGGGCCCGTAGCTGTTGACGAAGCTGCAAGCCGGGCAATGGTTGGTCGTATCGACCGCACAGACGACGGAAACACCCGTGATGCGGCCAAACACGCGCGTGATCTCTTCAATCACCTCGCCGGGCGCGGCATGATGACCCTGGCGTCGAGCCGGCTTCGGAAGGCTCGTTTTGTTTTCCTTCATCTTCTTGTGGCAGGAATCCTTGATGACCGCATGCGCGTAGCGTCGGCGTAGATCACGCAGCCAGACGCGCACGTCGTTGCGCCGCCGGGTGACCGACCGGTTACGACACCCTGCTTCGTACTGCCACAAGTGCCGCTCCTTCTTGATCCACTTGGTGTGCTCTCCTGGTTTTGCGACACGTCGAACGCTCAGTGTCGATTTCAGTCGTGCGAAAAGTTTTTTGTTCGAGAATCCGCAAACGGCCAAAATGACGCTCCAAAAACGCTCTTGTTTTTGTAACTCCACAAGGTTCTGATCACGCGCTGATCGTATCCGATCAGCTTGATCAGCATGCTTCATCCATTTAGGAGGGAGCACCAACTCGTACTCGGCACCGTCGTCACCACGCGCGTAAGCGATGCGCATGCCGTCGTCGGTCTTACGCCAACCGACATCGATAGCGACAGCGCCTCGCTCGGCGTTGTCTTTGCGCTCGGGGATATCGCGGCGCGTGAACTGCACAGACCAGATGACACGATCTGCGACGTACTTGCGGGCGATCTTGACCCACGTGGCCGTACCTTGAAGGGGACGATGCATCTCGAAAGGTAGTGGCTCGGCCCACACAGGCGCTTGGCCTTTGGATCCCACACGAAGACGGAGCGTGTAGCGCTGTTGCTTTTTCTTACGAGGATCCGGCGCCGACTTGATCAAGAACATCCGGTCTGGATCCTTGTCGCGCTGGATTTGGACCGCACACATATCACCCTGGCGCCAGCTGCGGAATTTCACCAGCGAGAAAGATTCAGTCTCTTTCCAAGCCGCCGAAAAGTCTTGTTCGATCACAAGATAGGTGCCCCAGTATAGGCCACCTTCGGCCGCTTTCTTGCGGAACGGCTTCACGTCAAGAGGAGGCTCAGAACGGTACTGCTTGCGCAGTGCCTTGTAATGAGCGCGGCAAACCGGACAGAATTTCTTGCACTCGTGCTTTCGTGGTTTGCGTTTCTTGCTTTCCGCTTTATCACAGGTCGAACAAGATTTTTTGCACACGTGTGTTGCCGGTGAAGGGGGACGATCCCCGCCCCACATAGTCGTGCGCCTCTCGTTCTCCGCTTCGACGAGACTGTTGTAGTAGACACGGCCCAGGTTCATTTGGGCACACAAGGTGTCCCCACCGGGGAGTGCTCCGTACTTGTAGACTTTGGTCATGGTTTCTAAGACGTCTAGGCCGTCGAATTATTCATCTGAACTGATCTCCTTCCATCGAACAACGACTTCCTCGTCGCCGTCAATTTCCAGGTCCATACCCGACCAATCCCCGCCTCCGGGTACACGCACAAAGATCTCCACGCTAGCCGGTAGATCGGTAGCGTAGTGGTCCTTGATGAATTTGATCAGGTCGGCGCGGCCGATTCGAACCGTGTACGTTGATTCTGTTGTCTTTGTTTTTTCCATGGGCTTACTCGATCAACCATCCTGCTCGCGCCGGGCACCCATCGCCAACGATGATTTCCCAGCCGTATGTAGGCTCGGGCCGCACCTCGATAACCTCGGTGCGGTAGTAGCGTTCGCCGGAAAAAAGCAGCCCTCGCACATTCGTGGGCTCTTCTTTGACCACTAGCGCCGTTTGGCCGTCGGCGGGTGAGTAGGTGGACACGATCATCATTTCGTACGTCCCCAGCGGAAAATGGTTTTCATTTTCGTTGTCTCCTCCAGTAGCGCGTGGCGTGATTGCCGATGCGCTCCCAGCATTCTTGTGATGGCCCGCGGATGTCTTTGCCGTCGGGTTTCGTCGATGCGATCGCGATCAAGACATCGAGCAACACGCACTCTTCGAGCATGGTCACCGGCTCGACCCCGAGGCTTCCACAGCGCTGTGACACGTGCTTGATCTGGTTCTCAGGTCCTTGTCGCAGCACGACCGCGAGCGCGACGCCGACAGCCTTTTCAAGCTCGTGATCGATCACCTTTCGACTCTGTGACGAATATACGCAACCGCATCGAAAGCGATCGTGTATAAGAACTGCACGGGCGAAGTCGTGAACACGACTTTAATGGTCACCATGTCGGGATACACCTCGATTACTTCTCCTGTAATGACGGGTCCACCAACTAACCCGACGTCGAGTTGCTGTCCGATCTTGGTTGCGAATACGCGCCTAAACACGATTTTCTTGTTGCTCACTCGTCTACCTCCGTGAACTCGAAATCTAACTCAAACACGATGGACCCGAAGTCCTCAGTGAAGTCCTCTTTCGCTTTCTGGATCTGTCGTGGCCCGAGGCTGGCGCCCTCGCCTTCGGCGCTCCAGCCCGTGTCGGTCACGGCGACCGTTCGAAACTCGCCGTTTTCGTCCTTGGGCCACAGCGCCGCGAACATCAGTTCGCCGTTGGCGTCGCGCGGCCAGCTCTTCGGGAACACCGGCTTGGCATAGAGGCGTTTCTTCTTCGTTGGTTTGGCTTTTCCGCCCACGGCTCGTCTCCTTCAGGATGCGGCGCATGCGTGGCAAGATGGCCTCGACGCCGTTCTCGATCTCTTCTGCGGTCCATTTGACGGGTAGATCGTTGATGACGTCCTGTGCGATTTTCCGCGCGGTGCGCGGCGGCCGTGCTTTCATTCCCATGATCAGCTCCCTAGTAATTTGGGCATCGAGCCCGAGTTGATGGCATATCGGGTCACGTCACTTCCCTCCACGCCAAAATGCGGTGTTTGCCGTGTGGAGTAAATCGGTGCCGACAATGAACGACGATTCCCCGGCATTGAGCGCTACGAATTTGATTCTCGACTTTTTTCAAGCGCTTGCGCAGCTTGCGCACGATTTTGGAATCGATGATGCGGTTCCAGCCCTTGCTTTCGTCGGCGAGCATCGCGGGCGTGATGAATAGCCACTCTCGAACAGTAATTTTTCGACCATCAGGCATCGTAATGCTCATTTTCTAGCTCCTAAGCTGCGTTTTCTACCAGGTAAGCGGCCATCTTGTAATCCCCCACGGCCGCGGCGGCGAGCGCCGCCTTGCGCACCATGTTCCCGAGGCGCCGGTCCAGGGTGCGCTCCATGTCCTTGACCACCCAGCGGCCGACGATGACGTCGCGCTCGGAGTTGTCGAGACCAATGTTCTCCCAATACGCGTGTACCTTGTCGAAATTCACATAGCGCTGGAGGTTATAGGGAATCACAATGCGTGCTGAATGCACCGCCATCGTAGGAACAACATTCGCAGCGGAACGAAATGCGTGGCGCATACGCGGATGAACATGTTCAATGTCATCTAAATTATTGATCGCTAGGCTCATTTCCAGCGGATCGATCCACTGCTTGGACTCCCACAACTCTACGAATCGGATCACGCTCACGATCTTGCTCTTGTGCTTTCCTCGATACTGCGGCAATGCTGCGCGAACGAGCGCCGCCGCGCAGCCCGCCATCGACCGCGGACACTTCCAGTCGTAGTTAATAGTCATCTTCTTCTTCAGGGCAAAGTTGATCCCCCACCCGTACACCATCATTTTCCATTTGACCTGGCTCACAATCGCCTCAGCTTGAGCAAGCCGGCGCCCGACTTGGTGATGAATCCGTGGCCGGGGTTGTGCAAGACGATCTCTCCGTCGCTGTCGATCCGGTACACGATCCAGTCGCCGTGATGCTCAGACCGGTACTTGTCCCCGAGGCGTGGGCGTCGGGTGAGCACTTGTGCTAGCCAACTATCCACGAGCGCGATCCAGGTAATCGGTGTAGCGCTGAAACGCCCGCCAGACCGCATCGCGGTATTTGGTATCGCAGGCATTGCCGACGATTCGTCCGGCGTTGCGCGCGGCGCTCACGCTGTCGTACTCCTGGGAGTACACGGTCGCCCACCAAAGATCTTGCTCTCGGTTGTAGTACATCGACAGGCGAAGTTTCTTTTCGGCGATCTCTACCATCAATCGTGGGTCCATTTACTCGTTCCTCTGAGCATAAAAGCTCAGTAGTTCATCCTTCACCAATTGGTAGCGAAGCTCATCCACTCCTCTCATAATAAACTTGATAAAATCGAGAAGACCCCGCAGATCTTGCTTACCATTCGCATTTATATAGGTCTGAAAAGCACTATTAGGATTCCAGTGCTTCAAGAACAAATCAGCAATCATCGCTTCTCGGGTCGGTACGTCTCCGGGTATGAACTGCTGAATCTGCCGCAGATGTTCTATTTCATACATTTCCCGCTCCTGTGATGAGGCACTCACGCGAGCAAAACAACTCGCTCTCGGTGAGACGCCAGCCAGCGGCAAACGCGACGCTCACGGTCTTGTAGACGCCAGAGATGCGGCATGTATCGCACCGCAGTTCTGCAACATGCTCAGAAAGCCGCAGCCGCGTGATTGTGGTGAAAAGCCTGCGCGGTTCGCTCTTCATGAGCCCGCTGTCTGGCCACCTGCGCATGGTGTTCATGACGCGCGGCGAGGTTGTCGTATTCACAGGCGTCGCAAAACTCCTGCTCAGTTGGTTCACCACACCGCGCGCAAGGCTGGAATTTGTGCATGACCTTCCCCCTGTCGCTGTGAGTGTACCGCTCATCATCCCTTAGGCGGCGATGCAATCGAGCGTGTCGGCCATCAGCTCCAGGCCGCTAAACATGCCGATCGCCGCGTCGATGGCTTCGAGGTCAAGATCGGGCTCGCGCTCGGCTTTCTTGGCCGCTTTCAACTCGGCTCGCGCGGCTTTGGCGCAGTCGATCGCGGTTGTGATCGAAAACTTCTGCATGCCCGCGGCGAGTTTGCCCAGGTTTTTGACCTTGCTCTGATAGAAGCTACCCCACTGCGCCGAAGTGCAGCCTTCTTCAAGCCTGGTTTTCATGTCGCTCAGCGTCTCGCGGATCGTGCGCGCGATTTCCTGCGCGGCGGCTTCGTTGTCGATTTCCAATTTGACCGGCACGAAGCCGATTCGAACGCGTCGCGCGCACCAGCTCTGTGCCGCGCGCTGGTTGAATAGATCCGCGACAGCTTGAAGCTCGCGGAAGTCTTCCCGCAGATGAATCAGCTGATTTTCCTCGCAAATCCAGCCGATCGCGGTGTAGGCGCAGCGTCTGCGCAAGATGCCCGCGGCCTTGCTCCTGAGCGCGTCGGCTTTCTGGCACAATTCCTTGTGATCGGTGCGCTTGTTGGTCTTCCACTCGCGCTCTTCGCCGTCGCCGTCGTTGATCTCGTGCTCGGATAGTGTCTCGCGGGTGTAGGTCACCCCGCCGCTGGCGGCGCTGATGTCCATGATCACGTAGCTCGGCTGCACTTTGAAGGTCTCGGTCTCGGTGGTTTGGTTGGTCATGTTCTTGAGACTGATCAGGGCTGCAATCTATTCAACCGGTGGAAGACGAATTCTTGAACACAAGTCTCTGATAGCCTCGTTGATCTCCATGAATATTTCTGTAATGTCTTGATGATATGCTGCTAGATCAGCCGGCCTTATTTCAGACCACGTAATCCCACCTAAAATACTAATCGCCATTCCTGCCAATTTGGTGTGAGCCTTCTCGGCTTCAACAGCGCTCATCTTCGTTGACATTTTTTAGCTCCATACGTTTTGTCTTGAACTACCAAGCGTGCAAAGGCGATCTGAATCTCGCTGAAATCTACGCCGGCGCGAGCCATGACTCACCCGTCCGCTGCAATTGAGCGGGCCCAGTACTGAGCCGCTCTGTCGGTCGCTGCTTGTGCGACGTCGTAAAGTCCCCGGGTACGAGCGTCGCGAGCAAGCGTCTCCCACTGTCGCGCGTTGACTCCTAGCGCCATACGCAGGGTGCTCCGGGTCGGACCGTACGTGCAAGTTGAAAACTTGTTGGTCATGCTGGGTAGACGATCCCAGTCCTGATCTATTCATCGGATTCGACCGTGCCCACGTCGTGATCCCTTCTTTGGGTGGCATGTTCCGCCGTCCCATTCGCATTTACCACCAAGTACGCGAATCCAGTTGCCGCACTTAGCGCAGATTTCTGCGCGAGGGTTAGGTGGATAATCGATCATCGCTTCCACGTCTTAATTGGACCACTGCCTGTCATGCCTAGTCGTACCTCCCACAACATGGGTAACTCGATCTTCTCGAACCATCCGGGGACCGCTTTCTCGGCGGCTTCCTGCGTCCCGTACGCGGCTATAAAGTAGTTCCCTGTGCCGAAAATGCCGCCAACGCCGCGTCCGTACAGTTTGAATCGCTTTCGAGCCATCAACAGCTCCCAATCTCGATGACCCGGGCGCCCTCCGGCACGCTAGCCCCGTCATAGCCCACGAGCGCCACGACTTTTTGACGAGCACTCGATGGCCACGGAGGCCACACCAAGCCGCCGTCGGTGAGGTGAATCATCACGTCGAAGCGACCCGCGGCGGCGACCTTCCGGTAAGCGTCTTCGGCGCACGTGCCGCCGCGCCCTCTGAGCGTCTTTTTGATCTCAGCGGGATGGCACTTCGGTGAAAGCCAGCCCTCCCACTGAACGCCATGATCGTGGGTCACGAGGTAGACCGAGACCCCCGAAGCCTGCGAGATCTTCATCGTCTCAGCGACGAACTGGGACAACTCTTCATCCGAAACCGAGCCCGAAGTGTCGATCACGACTGCGGCGCGCGCCGCTGTCGCGTGCCAGCCCGGAAACTGCGCCCCGCGTGCTCGTGAGCGACGCCCGCGGCGCGTCCAGGTCTGCGAGTCCCGACCGTGGACCGCGAGCGCAGAAGCCATCCCACGACGCACCACAGCGGCCCAGTTGACGCGAGCTGGCGGAATGTCGCATATGGTCGCCAGCGCCGCACCCGCGGCGTCGCCGGCTTTGCGCGCCATGGCCTGGGCCTGCGCCGCGATCTTGGACCACTCTTGATCGAGTTGCGTTTCGCTTTTGGGCTCTTCGCCGTCCTCAGAACCCTCGGGGGGCATGACACCACAGCCGGCGCCGGGGGTAAGGCCGTCGCCGCTCATGGATACCGAAGGCTTGTCCTGTAAATTCTGAACGATCTGATCGTATATCCGCTCAGCGTGCCAAGTTTCCCACCCGGACTCAGGAAAAATTGCGCCTTTGGAATAACTCTTGAGCCCCGAGGTCACCAGTGCGTGGTTGATCGCCATGTCCCCGGCGATGTTCCAGACCGAGATCGGCTTTGCGTCAGGATTTGGTTTTCCATCTGGAAGAGTAGGAGGATACGGTTTCCCATCGGGACCGACGGGGATAACCATCACGGTCCGATTGCCTTGCCGCGCCGCGTGGCGCATTAAAAGATGCATCAGCTCGTGCGCAATCACCCACTTGAACTGGGCATCGCTGAGTTTTTTGCAAAATGGCGTGTGCAAATAGATGATCCCGTCGGCGGTGACGCCCATGGTATTGACCTTGAAACCCACCGCGTCCTCACGAAATCGGACCTTAGCTGCGGGAATCGCGAAAAACGGGGAGTACCAACCCAGGGCGATCGATAGGCGCTTGGCTTTTTCGACGATTTTGCTCATGGTCATGCCCTTGAGACTGATCGAGGCTGCGATCTATTCATCGTGTTAACCTGAAGCATGGCGCAGAAGAAAATTGTAGTAGATGGTATGCGGCTATGGTTCAACAAGGACACCTGCACAGTAAACCCTGTCAAACCTACTCAGGGTAAATGGGCGTTGCTATTCAAAAAAGCGGCGGCGCGCGGTGGAAAATTTGAGTTGAAATTTGCTGGACTAGAAACAATGGGACACGCAGATGTTGTACTTCGATCTACCGAGTGCAAACGACTTCGATGAGCTGGCGAGCCAGATCTTCATCGCCGGCCACGATTGCCGCGCCTGCGGCCTGGCGCAGCTCTTCGTCTAGATCTCGGCCACAACTGAGATCTCGAACTACCCAGCGAGCAAAAGCGATCTGAATCTCGCTGGAATCGACACCGGCGTCATCGGCGCCGCGGGCGGCATCGGCGGCGTCGGCAGAAGCATCAGCGGCAGCATCAGAATCGTAGTTGACGACGTTGGCGGCACCGTAAGCAGCGTAGGCGGCGACGGAAGCAACGGCGGCAGCGGCGATAGTGGCCCAGGCGGAATGAGGGGTCGGGTAGGGGCCGGCAGGGGCAGCAGAAACAGCGGCTCCAGCTACACGATGAGCATCGGTATCATCTATTTGCTCACCGTTCGCATAACATTCTGCAATCTCGATCGCAGCTACGAGATTAGATCGTTGATCGCCGTCGTAAAACGGCAGCGCTAGACGCGCACACGCGGCGGCGAACCCAACCGCATTGCACCGGTTGTTCCAATCTCGTTCGTAGTTCATGCAATCTATTCAGCCGTTAATGCACGAACCGGACACCCGTTCTCGTGGTAGCCACTGTGAAGCGTGCAACCACACCATTGACATCGCGGTCGCCCAAACGCTCTAATCTGTTCTTCACTAAATTCCCTCTGCCATTCATAAAGATGTTCCGACGAACAAAAAAACTGGGGCGGCGTACATTCACGACAGTACGAACTCATGTTATTCCTTTGACGAGCTGGCGAGCTAGATCTTCATCACCAGCCACGATTGCTGCGCCCGCGGCTTGACGCAGCTCTTCGTCAAGATCTTGATCATCGCCGCTGAGATCTCGGACGACCCAGCGCGCGCAGGCCACTTGAATCTCGCTGTTGCAGACGCCAGCACGACCAGCGTGATTGGCAGCAGCGGCGGCGTAGTGGACGATGCGAGCGGCAGGGGCATAGCGAGCGATGCGAGCGGCAGCGACGTCGGCGGAGACGGCGTAGTAAGCGGGGGTAGCGTAGACGGCGATGGCGGCGTCTGCGGCGGCGGCGGCACAAGCGGCAACAGCAACGTCGGCGTCGGTGTCGGCATCGTAAACAACATCCTGTGCAGCGTTGGCGGCTTTGAGCGAGGCGGCGGCAACGCTAAGGGCACCGTTCACACAGCATTCTGCAATCTCGATCGCAACTACGAGATCTGATCGTCGATCACCGCTGTAAAACGGCAGCGCCAACCGCGCGCATTCCGCAGCAAATCCAACCGCGTTGTGGGGGTTGCCCCATTCCCGTTCGTAGTTCATTTACGCCTTGGACGAGCTGGTGAGCCACTGGCGTAAATCTTCATCAAGATGATCTTCGATGGAGCTGTCCGAAGAGAAGTAAGGGACCTCCTTACCGGACGCGATCGCTATGCCAGCTCGGATCGCGCCAGCGATCGCGACCCGTACGCTGTCGTTGAATACTCGAAAATCCCTTCGATCCTGGAAAGGAATGGGGATCTCCCATCGACATTTTGTGTCGTTGTAGTAGATCTCCAACTTCATGATTTTGCTCATTGGTGTTTTCCTTCAAAAATCAGCTCATTTATCTTGGATTCAGCTTCCTCTCGCGAAAGAAATATCTCTAGGCGGCCGATGGAGATGCCGTACTCGTTCAGTCGAACGACTTGATATTCAGTTCCACCAAACAACCTATGAGTGACGACCATGAAAATAACCTGTCGGCCTAACGAGTCGGCGCGCCTCGCTCGGACTCTGAATTCTTGATCAGACTCATCAAACCACCATCGCCTTCGCTTTCGTCGCAGACCGAAGAGGACTAACACAAGGTTGTCAAGCCCAGGACCATAGAATAGATCAATCGCGTCGGTCTCCTTCACAGACCCATCGCGTTCCCGGCCTTGCCGAGCAAAGTCACCATGGCTTTTTTGCCCTTCGCCTGAAAGCGCTTTTTCCCGTGCTGCCGGCGGGACATGAGCGCTTTGGCCGCCGATGCGCCGATTTCATCCCGCAGGCGGCTCGCGTAGATCCACGCCGCCCAGCAATCCGCATCTGCGACGTTGGCCAAAAGCCCGAGCGCGCCTACCTGGTACATCGCGTTGTCCGGCACCTTGGCGCCGTCGGGGTTGACCACGATCTCGCTGATCGTGGGTAGGTGGATTCGGTACTCGCGGATCCCCATGTAGCTCGCGGCCCCATGCTCACCCACCGAACCCGACAGAATCAGGTGAGCGATTTCATCGCCCACGTTCTCACCTGCTTGCGCCCACGCGCACAGCCCGCGTTCCCAGTCGCGCGGCGATGCCCACTTGGCGCCTTCGTTGACCGCAGCCGGTGGCGGGTCAAACTGGACCATTTCGGGCGCATGCTCAGCCGTCGCGGCGAAATCCTGTGCCAGCGCCCGTAGCGGGCTGTCATCGGCGCCCAGCTTGTACAAATAACTTTGGAACTCAGACAGTGTAGGTTCGAAGGTGTAGACGGAGAACCGGCCCATGAGCGGCGCACAGGGCTCGGTGCCACCCGGAGACTGCTCCACGGGGTTGGCGAACGCGATCACACGGGACTCAGGGTGAAGCGTCACATCGCCGAACGTGCGTTCCAGGATGCCGCGGAGTAAAACCGCCTGAACCGCCGGGGGCGCGGTGAACAGCTCGTCGAGAATCAGCAAGCATGGTTTTTCGGCCGCTTCGCGGATCACGCGCATCGGAATGCGGTCGAACGCACCGCCATCGCCCACGACCGGGAATCCGCCGATGTCCGTCGGATCACACGTGGACCCGATGACCGTGACGGCTTCGAGCTGAAAGCCGAGCGCCGCGGAAAGCTCAGGGACCAGATCATGGCCGAGTGTGGTTTTGCCCACGCCGGGCGAACCGATCAACAGGACGGCTTTGTTCGCGATGAGGTACGGCATAATGACGGGGAGCGCGGTCGAAAAAGTGAGTTTGGGATACGTGGTGGCCATGGTCTTTGTCCTGGTTTGGGATGCGCTGTGAGATAACTCAGACGGAACCCACCTGATCAAATTCATGAAAAACAGAAAAAGCCCGAAACCACTAAGGGTTCCGGGCTGATCCAGGCTAGAAATCGAACTACACGAACTCCGCAGAAATCTCCGTGTCGGTATTGCCTCCACCGATGGCGCCCGCTTTCACTCCGATAAAGTCGATGAGATCCCCCATAGAAACAGGCACAGTGGAAACTAGATTACTTGCGCTTCCGATAGCTCCAGTAAGCAAAGTCACCGAAGCAGCATCGATCCCGTTCACACGGAGACGGTAGTCAATGGGGCTGCCGTTCCCACCGGCCGCATTGTGTCTAGCAAAAAACTTCTGGAACACGCCAGGACGAGGCGCATTGAACGTGAAATCACGTGATGAAGACGCATTTCCTTGTCCTCGACCGGGCGTGAGAAAAACTGTTCCGGGACCCGCTGTCAGGAAATCGTTTCCCCATAAGGCAAGAGCGCTGGTACCCCCACCAGGCCCCGCGCCTCCAGCTTGGTTGAGGATGAATGGCCGAACGGAAAGCCCGTCTGGCTGAAAAGCCCCGTTAGCGCCGAACGCCCGTAAAATGGTGTGCAGATGAGCAACCCATACATCGACATTTGGACCTGGAGATGTCGCAGTGCGGACTACCGTAACGGTTGTTCCGTTCGCTGTAACGACAAACGGCCCGAGTGCCGGGGCGACGAAATCGGGGATGAGGGGGAACCCGTCCTGATTCAGATCATGGTCGAGTATTTGGGGGACGCCGACTACCAAACCGGTAAACATCAGCGTCCGATAAAGTCGATTCGCCATCCCCCTGCCTTACCGAGAGTACTTAGCACAGCGATGCCGGCCGCCGCTGATCAACTTGAGGCGGATGCACCGGCGTTTAGTGACCTTTCGGTGCTTTGGAGCCATCCCGGGCCCGCGATACTTCGCACACCGCTTCCCGGCATCAGTCATCTTGTAACGGATACACGTCCTGAATTCACCACGAAGTGCCATGGTTCTAGCCTATCACACCAGTGTTGGCGGCTGAAATTTCCCTGTTTTCGCCCATGCAAAGACCGCGGCACCTACCACGATCGCCGCAAACGAAACCGTGATGATGGTTGTCGTACGCTGTAATCGAAAGATTTTCTTCGTTAATTCAGCATGTTGCTTTGCAATCTCTTGCTCTTTTTCTTGCAAGCGAAGCAGGTTAGCCCGGAACTCTTCTTCAGTCTGTCCGAATGAAACATGACTTACCAACATTGACAGTTACTCAAAGGGCTTCTAGTGTGCGCCCATGTGCGTGCGATTCATAGACCGATTTGAGTTTTGGCGTTGCTGTCATTGCGAAGGACTAAATAATCACGAGCGCTGGAAGTGCGCACTCTGTGGCGTCCTGCCCTGTTTTGCACGAATTAACTTCCAGCTTTCAAGTATCGATAAAGCAATGCCCCGTCCAAAACCAGGCTGAAAACACCAACACCTGCAGCACCAACGCGTGCCCACCCCGGAAGTTGCTTTCGAGTCGCCAAGTACGCCATAAATGGCACCACGAGAGCCACTGCGGCCAGCTCGCTTCCTACATGCCACGCGCGCTGGCGCTTACTGATGCAGATGGCACGGTCGGCCGGGTTGATTGGGAGCACGTGCTCGACAGGGGCGCCGGCTTCCTGAGGCTGGCAGACAACCTCGTCCCACTGGCCGCGCTCAGTGCAGTCACGCATGAACTGATCAGTGGTCATGTGTGCATCGAAGTAGCGCTGTGCTTCATCACGCGTCTTGCCGTAGAACACGTGGCGCACGACCGGATAAGCGTCTCCGACGGCTTTTTCGTAGATGTCTTGTGTGAGCGCGTACATCACCGCACTCTATCGCCATTGGGTTTACTGAAACATCGTCGCTTTAGGCATTGAAGCCCTTCATAGTAGTCTGGGCAGAGAGCGCGTTTGCAGCTAGAGCAATGCATGCTAGGTGGCTGTCGATTGCAGTAATGGACTTTCGATCAGCACATCAACTCAGGCAGATCGGCGTGAGCGCACACATGAAGTTGAAGCAAGTAATGGCAAAGGGCCCAACAATGCGGTTAATTATCTGTGTCCGTGGACCGGTTAAGCCGATAGGTGCAAACAACTCATCATGGATCGCTACTTCAGAGTTCTCACTGAGCGAAACACCAAATGTCGATTCACCCGACTGCTCTAGCGTCATACCCGTAGGGGGTGTTTGCAGATCAATAAACTGGCCCCCGTGAGCGTCCGCGCTAACACAATACACGAGCACAGTATTCTGAATCGTGGTGAGTATCGAGGGCGCCGTCATGACAATGAACGGGGCACCAAAACTGATATTGATCCCGGGGTTTTGAGCATTGATAGGCGTTGTCGGATTCACGTTGGTATAACCGGCCATGTTGACAGCGTAAATGGCCGCCTGAACCGTACTAAACGTTGCGATCAGTGGTGATCCAACTGGAACCACCAAAGAAAATACTGCGAATTGTGTAATATGGGTGCCTGTTGGGGTTTGAGCTAGCTGCACCCACGGATCAGAACCAGTCTGAATAATCGGATCTGAAGTTACAGCCGGTACGGTTGCAGCTACCGCAGCGATCAGAACATCACCTGCGACGGTTCCAACTGGGTAGGCAGCCGCGATCGAGGTGACAGGGGCTCCCACTCCAACAGCTGTACAAAGTACATTAGACATCTTACTCGTTGGTATGCACAGTGCAGGAGGTCTCGCGAATTGCGATGACCGCTGTCACGCTACACGGAGGACCGTTGTAAAAAACAGCATCACCAGGGCTAATGTGCGTGTGAGGATTCCAGAACAACACGTTGATCGTGGTGAGAGCGGGCGCTACAAAAATGACTTCCACAGTGCCTGTGGGACCCTGTGCAGGTTCTGAGTGCGTCACACCGAGCCAAGCATCAATCGGCATCAGCGGCACCACCATAACTCGTGACGCATTCAGGAGAGAGCCGAACAGAGGCGGATCAGGATCAAAATTTAGGTTGGTCTGAATGAGCCCGGTATCGACAACGGTAACCCCAACCGACAGCTCGATTTGCTGCCGGTTCCACATGAGCTGTCCTGCTTGAAGTGACACTATCTCCCAGGGCGATACTTGGCACAGCGGCGTCCAGCGCGCGTCATCTTGAAGCGCACGCAGTGACGTAGACTGCCGCCCATGGTGCCCGGCCCGTACTTAGCGCACCTGCGACCAGCACGGGTCATCTCATAGCGCAAGCAGGTCTTGTACTCGCCACTGAGCCCCTTGCTAGGGCCGTACTTCGCACAGCGTTTGCCAGCACGGGTCATCCTGAAACTAATACAGGTCTTATATTCTCCGTGCATCATGGTCGAATCCTCCTACGAGGCATCAGTGAACGGGCGCCCGACTACCAGCACCGTGAGAAAGGCCAGATCGCTAAAAAGAGTTGAATACAGCGTGCCCCCAACCAATTCAATTAGCGGCGCTAGCACACCCGGGGCCTGGTAAAACCTCAGGTGCCCTGAATTGATTCCAGCAGGGGCTGTATCGCGCTCCCATAAGACAGACAGGCTCGTGGTGCCCCCCACCCCCGGAGTAGGTTGCTCTAGCAAGGTGGGAATGCAAGCATGAACCTCTCGAAAAAGATTCAGCCCCGCAATCCCAAAATCTAGAGGTTCACCGCCTACAGGATAAGTATTCCCGTCGGCAGGATCAATCGCGATATCTGCGACCACGATCGGCAGATCACCAGCGTTCGGAGACGGAAGCGTGGTGTTGGTGTTGTACCGAACAGTGATGGTAGAAAGAGCCATTGCTACCTTTCCAGACAGTCACTCATACAGCGGCGAAACCGAGGTTTGCCCTTGCACACCCTTCGAGCGCAGTTGGCGAACCTCTTCTGCTGTGATGTTTCACGACGACCGAGTGTCCTGCGACGGGGGCGATAGCGTTTGCGTCTACGAGCCATGTTCTTCCTCCTAGAAGAGACTGTGAATGGCAAATTCTGGGTTAAGACCTTGGGGAATCACGGTGCTAGAAGCATTGTTGGTGAATGCAAACACCTCCAGAAAATCTCCAGCAGTTAGATCGAAATCGCTAGCAAACTCTGTGGTGACGTCAAACCCAACGGTTCCTGTCAAAGTTTCCGTGGCTTCTACAAGGATTCCGTTGATGGCAATCGTAAGCCTCTGCGTGTGATTGGCAATGGGAGCAACTGTCCCGTACTTGGCGGTAACAGCATACCGACCGGGGCTAGCGATCACGAAACGACTGAGTGGAAGATTTACGATTCCACCGAAATCGTATTCGAGCGTATTGAACAAGAGCTTCGTATCAGGAAAACCCGCAGGGATTGCTTGCGTGACCGTATTCCGCATCTTCCCTGCAGCAGTTGCCTCTCCTGCCGACGAAACCCCTTGATTGAGGATGAATGGCTGCGGGACCAAGGAGCCATCTGGTTGAGCGCCAGGTTGAGGCTGAGTCGATCCGAACTCACGGCGAATCGTGTGCCACGAGCTAGCCCAAACATCGACCGCATCAGGAGACTCGTCGGCTAGACGCGTGACCGTGATGTCGATGTCGTCTGCCGTAACTTGGAAGCCACCTTCGTTCGGCGCCACAATATCAGGGACGAGGTTTCGCGGAGGGTTGACCAGTCCATGAGGAAGAGAAACCGGAACACCAACAACTAGGCCGGTGAACTGGACGATGCTTTCGATTTTGATTCCCATAGTCCTGAACCCTAGAAGTTGCTGTGGATGGCGAACACAGGCTCGCGGCCGTTTGCAATCAGTGTACTAGCGCCGGCAGACAAGAATGCAAATACCTCCAGGAAATCTCCAGCGACTAGATTGAAGTCGCTAGCGAATACTGGAGTGATTCCGAACGCGATTGATGCTGTCAATTCTTCTACAGTCTCCACAAAAATCCCGTTGATGGCAATCGTAAGTTGCTGCGTGAAAGCAGCACCGGGGGCAGTCGTCGCATACTTGGATGTAACGGTATACCGACCAGGTTCAGTGATCACGAAACGATCAAGTCCGATGTTTACGATTCCACCGAAATCGTAATCGATCGAGTCAAACGCGACCTTTGTGTTTACCCCTGCGGGGATTGCTTGAATAACAAGCGCTCGTATCTTTGCGGTAACAGCTGCCTCCCCTGATTCCGAAACCCCTTGGTTGATGATGAACGGCTGTGGAACCAGCGAACCATCCGGCTGAATACCGGGCTGAGGCTGAGTCGATCCGAACTCGCGGCGGATCGTGTGCCACGAGCTAGCCCAAACATCGACCGAATCAGGAGACTCGTCGGCTAGGCGCGTAACCGTAATGTTGGTGTCATCGGCAGTGACCAGGAAGCCGCCTTCGTTTGGCGCCACAACATCAGGGACGAGCTTTCGCGGAGGGTTGACCAGCCCGTGGGGAAGAGAGACCGGATCATCAACAATGAGATCGATGAACTGGACGATTGCTTCGATTTTGATTCCCATAGTCCGAACCCAACCCTAGAAGTTGCTATGAACAGCGAACATAGATTCACGAAGACCCGTGAGTGTGGAGGCGCCAGTGTTGAGTAGAGCAAACACCTCCAAGAAATCTCCAACGGCTAAATCGAAGTCGCTAGCGAATACTACGGTAACTCCCCGGCCAGCGATTGATGTAAGAGTTTGAGTAGCCTTTACGAGAATCCCGTTGATGGCAATCGAAAGCCTTTGCACGTGGTTGGCACCAACAGATTGTGTGCCGTACCTAGCTTCGACGCTGTATCGACCAGCGGTAACGATCACGAATCGATCGAGCCCGATGTTTACGATTCCACCGAAATCGTAATCGGTCACATCGAATGTGAGTTTCGTGTCTGCCGCCGCTGGAAGCACTTGAGCGACAGAAGCTGTAATCTTCCCGGAGACGGCCGCCTCTGCCGCTTGTGAAACCCCTTGGTTGATCACGAATGGCTGCGGAACCAGTGAACCATCTGGCTGGATACCGGGCTGGGGTTGAGTCGATCCGAACTCGCGCCGCATTGTGTGCCACGAGCTGGCCCAGACATCGACCGCATCAGGAGAATCGTCGGCAAGACGCGTGACTGTGATGTCGATGTCGTCTGCGGTAACTTGGAAACCGCCTTCGTTCGGCACCAAAAGGTCGGGGACAAGATTTCGCGGAGGGTTGACCAACCCGTGGGGAAGAGCGACCGGCACGCCAACAGCTAGATTGGTGAACTGGACGATGCTTTCGATTTTAATTCCCATGGGATAACTCTACTCGCTTCCAGCGGGGTTCGAACTGCTCTTACCATACCAAACCATTCGGGATCACTGTAGTAATGAAGCCCGCCAGAGCTGAAAATAGAGTTATTTCATAACGTTGTCGTGATGATCACGCACGGAGCATCCCCACGGCCGGCGGGGTCTGAGTTGATCGCGCGCTTTTCGCCCGTAAGTTCCAAGTGAGCCCACTCGCTGTAGAGATACTGGATCAACTCGGTGTTCGCGTTGTGCGCGATCACTGCGACGCCGCGCTCATGGGCTAGGAAAAGCTCTTCGGCGAGTCGAGTCTGATCGTCGTCGGAGAACCCCGAGGCGACGTAGTTTACATAGCCGCCATGGTAGGGGGGATCTATGTAGAGCAAGTCGCCGCACTTCGCCGCGTGGATCGGCTCGACAAAATCTAGTGCTACCAGCGTCGTGCCTTGGAGTACAGTGGCTACTTCCTGGAGGTGTTCGAGGTTCGGAAAAAGCCCCGCGTCGCGCCGATTCGGATCGCCAAAGGGCACGTTGAATCCCCCGCTTTTGTTCTCGCGGTGCAACCCGTTGAAGCCGGTTTTGTTCAGATAGATAAACCGCGCTGCACGCTCGATCGAACACGTTGGATCTTGCTCACGGATCCAGCAGTAGTAGTCCTTGGTGATGCAGTTGCCCAGCATATCCAGCATCGTCCTAAGCCGCTCGCACGGTACATCCCGAACGACGCGGTAGAGGTTCATCAGGTCGTCACAGGCGTCGCTGAGGAACATCTGAGGACGCGCTACAGCCAGCGCCATCGCGCCGCCGCCGACGAACGGCTCGATATACCGGCCGCCGGTCTTGTCGAGCAACGTTGAGATGCGCGAGCTGAGAACGGGGACAGCCCATGCTTTCCCGCCCGCCCACTTGAGTAGGGGCTTAGTCAAGATGTGCCCAACTAATGCCGTTTACGATCCTACTGATTTGTGATCTAGAAACACCGTATTTTTTGGAAAGCGCTTTCTTGGTCATTGAGTCTTTGGCGTACGCTTTACGAATCATTTTTACTTGGTACTCGTTCAGCTTTTCTCCTGGTTTTGGAATACCTTTATTCTGAAATGTATTCTGTCCCCAACGAACACCATTTACGATTTTCCTGATCTGCCCTTGGGACACACCATAATTTTCAGCTAGTGCCTTAGCCGTCACTGAACTTTCAGCGTATGCTTTACGAATCGCCGTTACTTGGTCCCTGCTCAGCTTTTGTGCTGGTATGCCTTTCTTCTGAAAGACATTCCTGCCCTTGTTCCACATGTCGCGGCTATTATCAGCAGCCGTTCCTAACCACAGGTGATCAGGCCGGACACAGATAGGATTATCGCAGTGATGACATACCATCAGCCCTTCGGGGATTTCCCCGTAAACTAATTCCCACGACACACGGTGTGCTCTACGTGATGACCATGGCCCTGAACGAACTTGACCGTAGTCGCCCCGAGTCTTAGAGCCAGTCCACAGCCAGCACTCCCCCGACTTGTCTACCTTGACCCAGAACCGATCAGCTAATGCCCTAGTCATTTTTCATCACCGGGAAAACACACCTGGTGAGCCTATCGACTTTTCTCTCTAGTGACAGCACGCGCCACACGAACATGCTCACCCACATAGACAACCCCACCACCACAAACTCGATGCCTGTCATGGTCAACACAGTTTCGGAAAGGCGCTCGTGCATCCCAGATTGGGATCAGAGCAAGGGCCACAGAACGTGAAGCGGTAGCAAGTAGCCTTGAGGGAACAGATAACAGACCACAGAGTGAGCACGCCGCCAGCTCGAACATGATCGAGTTGACGGACGGTGAGCCTGGACAACTTGAGCTTAGATCGTTGTTTACGTTTCATCTACTCCCCTCCGATAATCGCGGTGTAGATCTCGCCGTTCACTACGGAGCCGATGCTCTGCGACGCCTTCGCCAGTTCACTTAGAACCTTTTCGAGCAGAGCTATCTCGCTTCTTCCGGCCATTCCTTGTGTTGCTATCGCGCCGCTGCTGCCCTGAATCGCGAGCATCGAGATCGCGTCGGCCGACGACTTCACCATCTCCTTGATCTGGCGAAGCGTCGCGATCTTTTCCATGATCTCGCTCTGAGCTTTTGCCATCGTCGCCGCTGCCCCGAGCACTTCCTTCTGAATCGTGTGCTTCGGAACCATCTGGATCTGTACGTTCGCCTGTGCCTGGCTCATCTAGAAACCTCTTTTCTAACCAGCGGCAAATGTAGCTCACTGGACTTTCTGCAAATCGAATCGCGTGGGTATCGGTCATCCCCGCGGGCTCGAAGCGCATGTTTTTGAACTTGTCCACAATGACTTGCAATGGCGTGCCCGTCTGCAAAAGCAGAGAGACCGCGATGGCCCACGCATCGATAAAACCAGAGACGTCGGAACCCTGCTTGTCCATCTTGACGAAAATCTCGCCGAGACGTCCATCGGGGTAAAGCCCGACGGTAACGTAGCCCTTATGGTCCTCCTTGGCGTGGATTACGAACTTGTGCGTGATGCCGCGCCGCTCTGCGGGCAGACGTTCTCTAGTCATGTTTTCCTTTTGGTAACTCAAACTCCGAAGCGGCAGCAAGTTCGGCGCTCAGTTGGCGCGTGTAGACTCGATCCAATTCAGGAAGCCCGCTTTCTAGAGTCATGGCCCACGTCTGAAGTCCGATCACCAGAGCGATCAGCTCTTGGTGGATCTTGTCGTCTGGCACGAGTGCTAGCCGAGTTGTAATTAGATCTAGGACTTGCTCAACGACCTCTCGTGAGCGATGTACTGCTTCGGGTGTCATTGTAGAAAGACGCCTCTACTGGATCGGAAATTCACCATACCTTACTCATGAAACGCTTGCTTGCGATGCGCTTGAGCAGTAGCAATAGCTTCTAACCAAACCTCGTTGTTGGACACGGGTACCCAAAGAATGCCTTCATCTGTTTCGACTTTGAAATGCACTTCTGCATTTTGGGTAACTGTAGCCAGGTCGGTATCGTTTTCTTCATAGGCTTCATGAAGCAAAACCCGAACAGGAAGACCTTCCCGAAGAGCGCCCGACCAAAGCAAGTACCTACCAGGATTCATATGGCTCAAAACGTGATGCATTAGTTGCTCTTTTCCTTTTCCGACTCCGGCGGCAGCCGCCGCCCCTCAGTGAGTGGTGTACTGCGACGCCTCTACTGGATACCTAGCTTTTCGCTAACAAGCACCGCCCAGCACTCATGGCATCGTCCCCCGGTCCCTCTCGCCGTAAACGGAAGTCCGCATTCACACGGCGGCGGCAGGGGCGGAAGATCGTCCGTGTTCAGCACGGACGACACACTCATGCCCAGCACAGGCGGCACCAAGTCTTTCTGAATGGAACGAATCCGACGCCAAATCACGGCGCCCAACGTGAGCGTGACCAAGAGTCCCACGATCCGAACACCCGCAGACCACGGGTTGTCGTCTCGAATTTCGGCGGCTACTAGAAAAACGAACTCGATCAACGAAATCGTGCCGAGAAGCGCTGCCGCTGCGAGAATCTTCTTGACGTTCTTAGACGCCGTTTCACTGAGTCCAGGAATCATTTCTCAGTCCTCTCGAATTCGATCGACTAGATCGTCTAACTCGGTCGGCAACCCCGATGCGGCTATCTCGTCTTCCGTCCACATGAGCGCCATCATGTTCCACAGCACCGCCGCGCCATGGTCTTCGTCGATCTTGCCCTCGATCCAGTCGGCAAGATGTCGCTCCAGTGACGCGAGCGTGCGCTGAAGGGGGATCCCCTTGCGCCAGTTATTGGGGCCGTACTTCTCGGCGCCCGCAGAGTAGAGATCCGCGAGCCGGCGAAGCGGACCGAGCGGAATCAGATCGAAACGCGGCTTGCCGCTTTGCATGTCGCGCTGGGCGCCGGTTTCAAAGTCCTGGCGCTCGCCGGAGTCCTTGACGACGTACTTATTGCTCTTGCACTTGAGATCGGGTTTGCTCATGATCCCCATCCTAATTCGTTAACGAAGCGCTGGACCTTGTCTAGAAATTCATCGGCTTCACGCTCCGTAGGGAAGTCCCCTTTATCCACGGCGGGGACTGATGCCGTAGCGAGGATCTTTGCGAGTGCCTTGACTTCGTGCCTAGTAAGAAACATCCCGTTGAGCCGGTAGTCCTCGAACGCTTCCCACGCCAGCGGCACGATCGGCTTGATTAGTTCAGCCATGGCCTCGGCATAGACGCGGATCTCGTACTGCGCGTGCGAGTCGAGGCGAAGGCTCAGAAAGTGGAACAGGTTGTGAAGATCGATCTTCCAAATCCACTGCGTGTAGGTCGAGAGCGGCAGGTTGATGCGCGCCAGCTCGCGCGCCATACCGGCTTCGAGGCGGTACTGATAGGCCGAGAACGCATCGTCACTTTCACGCTTGAACGATTCCGCGTGAAGATCAGCATTAAGTACCGTTTCAGACGCAGAACCTTGCTTGTTATTCTTAGACTGCCGCATCAGTCGAATCGACAAAGGCGTATAGGACTCCGCTGGTAGTTCCGAATAGCGTGCACTCATCTCGTTGATGCTGGCCGTACGATGACGCACCCACTGCCGCGCGACGAAGATCGGCATCTTCGCCCGGAACTTCAGTTCCACCATCTCGAACGGAGTCGTGTGGCGCTTGCGCATGAGGTAGCGGATCAGACCGCGGTTCTCTTGCACGGGTCTCACGTTCTCACCCGCGATGGATACGCGAGCGGCATCAATGATCGCTTGATCGTCGCCCATGACGTCCACTAACTCGACGAAGCCGTGGTGGTCAAGAACGTCAATTCGTTTGGTCATGCTGTGTTTTCTCCAGCGGGATAGCGTTAATAGAGCCGAACTTGTCCACCAAGAATTTGCTAAGTGTGAGACCAAAGCCGTCGCAGATGCTGCATTCGTAATCACCGCGGAGCAAAACTAATCCCCACCCATCCGGCATTGGAACCCGCACCAGCTTAAAATCACGCCTGAGAGGAAGGCTTATATCGATAGTTCTGTGTTGCTCGAACTCGAACAACATCACCACCCATCCATCGCTTTCGCCCTGCACTATGCGTATTCTAAAACCCATTTGGATTTGGTTTTTGAACACGCTGCGAGTCCAAGTCCACTCAGCATCAAAAAGAGCCTTGGCGAATTGCACTTGCAAATTGTCAGTGGTCATCCGATCTATCCTCCATGCTTAGTGCCACGGCCGTCGTTCTCGGCGATGTCGTGAAGGCCGCAGAAGCCACTGTCGTAGCGACCTTCGTTCGAGCACCCAGCCCTGATACACAACAGGGGCAGGCGCATCTCGAATCGCAGCGGCATATGCCACAAGCCCGTCGAACTCCCTCGAAAGTAGTCGGCGACGAGCTGCGTGTTACGACTCTCGTAGTACTCGGCATAGACCACGCGCGCGATGCCTGCATTGACGATGCGCTTGGCGCAGTCGTAGCAGGGAATCACCGTGCAGTAGAGCGTGCAGCACTTCGCGCGGCCCCCGGCGTAGTCGAGCGCATTGGATTCTGCGTGCAAGGTGCGTACGCAGCTCATTCGGCCGTCGATCTCTTTCAGCTCGTGGCCGGCGTCGTCACAGTGCTCCATGCCCGCGGCAGAGCCGTTGTAGCCGGTGGCAACGATGCGATGATCAGGATCCACGATGACGGCGCCGACGTGTTTTCTATCACATGTCGCGCGTGTCGCCACGACATGCGCGAGCATCAGAAAGTACTGGTCCCAGTTGGGTCTCATTTGGTTTCCTTGCGCTTATCAAACAAGAGACGGATATCATCGGCGATCTCGATGCTTCCGTTGTCGTAGAGAAAGCGCTGGAAGTGAATAGCCTCTTCGTTGTCCGTGAAGGACGCGACGGCATCAGAGATGATGAGGGCTCCTCCCTTAGCAATGACGTAACGGACAAGGCACCAACTTTCTGGGTATTCCTGGCAGTCGTCTTGCCACTCGATCTTGTAACTGATCTTCGCGTCCATTTATCCTATCCTGGTAAAACAAGGAGCCCGGCCAATCGATGGCGACCAACCAGGGAATGAAAACTGGCCGGGCTCCTCTCAAACCTTCTTGCTTTCGTAGTAGGTGTGACTACACCGATTGCAGCAAAAGTGCCGAGAGTTTGGGATGTACCTAATGACCCAGTTCAGGCCATCTCGAAAGCTTTTGTGTCGCTGTTCCACCTCTACGACACCGACTTGCGTATCGACGCCAACCAGATCATCGATGATCTCGCGCGTGCCGCACCAGTCGCAAATCCCGAGCAGGTAGTGCCGGACATTGGCGGTTTTTCCACTGATACCAACCGGCGCCTTGGCTTGGGTGAGCAGGTCGAATATGACATTGGAGTGCTCGATGGTATGAGATGTCGAAAATGGTTTGATCATGTTTTCCTCTCAACTAGTTCGCAGTGCTTCGCACCACCTCTTGATGCTTCGCCGCGTTGTCTTTCCACTCATCGATCGCGCCCTGGATCATCTCGTCCAGACTTGGTTCACCGTCTCGAAAAATTCCGACCGCGTTCCACGCTTTCAAATCGCTCACGTTGAGTGAGTCGCGAACGCCAAGCGGGATAACGCAACCACAGGCGTGAAGACCCCACGAGATTAGAGGCGTTGAAAAATAGGTGTCCTCTTCTTCCTCGTAGTAGTACGCGCGCCAGCCATCCGCCGGCAGAAGTTGAATCAGCTGAAGGTGTTTCTCGTCGTGGTTCATTTTCCCCTTACCCAGTGAAGCCCTATACCGACGGAATCCCAGACGTTGTGGTGCAAACTCTTAGTTTTCGGTAGCTCCACGCGCCTTGTTTCGGCGGCCGTGAGCGCGCGTTGCGTGCGCTCAACGCTAACTTTTTTCGGAGTCTGCCCCTTCCACTCGCGAGGCAGCAGCAACTCTACATGGACCGACGGCCACTCGCGCTTGAAGTCGTTCGCGATGGCACCAACGACGACTGCAAGCGAGATCAAGTCGTTGGGATCGCCTTTTAGCAGGTGCTGCCGGTAGACCTGCGGTTTTTCAATCACGACGATATTGACGTCCATCGCCCAATCTAGAACCCAAGAAGTCGCATCACGTACGAGGCTGAGCCAGTCGCCGTTTTTCTTTATCAACGCCGCCCCGGCAAGTTCTGTCCCCGACCACGCTGCAATCCCGATCTCGTTGACGCCGGGGTCGATACTAACCGTATGGATCATGGACAACCTCTGCTGGGTCAAGTTGTCGCAATGCAATGCGAACCAGACGCGAAAAACTCATGTGCCCATGACCTAACTTTTTGAGCGCGCGCATCTTTTGGTTCGCGGCTTTCAGGTCGCTTTCGTACAGCGAAATTGTAACAGTTTTGCGTGACACTGGTGTGACACGAGTATGAACACGGAAAGCGCAGGTGTCAACCGTTCAATGCTTTTTGCGCCTCAATATAGGCATTCAACATGTCGCGCAAGTCACGAACCCCTTCTGGAGAAAGGAGGACGCCCCTATCTATGACTAGATTGTCGCTAAACCCTATCGATACGACATCAACCCCTTCTGGGTGTGCAATAGTCACGCGGCCCATGCCTTTCTCTAAGCATCTCGGACCGGGAATGCTGCATTCCAAAATGAATTTTTGATTTTCAATTGCCATCGTCGTGCACCCACTTTGTTTTTTCTTCGCCTTCTACGTTCATGTACTTCTCGGGCCTACTCGGTAGCAAGATCCCGTTTTCGATCACTGGCTTTCCGCCCTTGTACCAGCGCCGGTGCATCGTCGCCGATGCGCTGATCGGCACGTCGGGGCACCACTTCCGCATGACCTCTTCCATGATCGCTTGCAGTCGATACGCAGCATCTGATGCCCGCTGGCCGGTGTAGGGATTCTCGGCGCCGATCTCGTCGTGGGCGAACAGCCACGGGCGGCACCCGTACAGCGCTGAGTCTTCGCCGGCCGCCGTCTTGCCGGTGTAGCACTCGCGCGCGACTTCGTAGCCGGCTTCCTTGGCGCCCATCGCCGCCAAGTGCTGAAAGAAGCCGTTGCAGATCGCCGTGTAGCGAACTTGACCGCGAACCATCCCAGAGCGAACGAACTCGATGTGCTTGGCTTCGTTTTCTTGACCGACGAGCGCACCACAATATCGGAAGTAGTCGTGCATCTCGCGCCACTTGGCACGAAACCCTTGGTGCAGTTTGCAGGCGTGATCGAAGGTTACCTCGATGCCGTAGCCCTTGGCGTAGCTCACGAATGCATGCGGTCCCATACCACCGGCAAATCCGTAGTTCGCGATTTTGCAGTACTGCCGGACGCCGTTGTCACCTGCGATCTCGGGGTCGCCGTCTTTGTAGCGGCGCAGGACTTCATCGTACGAGATCTCTAGCGTGTCGGCCGCCATCGCCAGGTGAAAATCTTGGCCGGCGCGCGCTGCGTCGGCGATGTAGCTGTAGCCGAATAGGTCAAGACAAACCTGCGCTAACGTGAGCATTTCCAACGTGTCGTAGTCACAGAACATGAACACGAAGCCGAGCCGCGCGACGAAGCACTCACGCACGCCGCCCGCGCGTGGTGGATTTTGCAGGTTGGGCTTGCCGCATGAGGTGCGCAGCGTCTCTAGGATCGGGTTGTAGCGGCAGTTGATCGGAACTTCGATCCCGAGTTCAAGCGCGGGCACGTATGTGCTGAGCACCTTGCCGATGCGCACGCACTCAGATACGGCGTGAAGCCCATCGTCGTCGCTGTTGATGAGCACGTCGCGCTCCGTACAAACCTGTTTCGTCTTCGTGAGCTTGACCCTCTTGCTTTGTCGCTCACAGCTGTCCACGACGGCCGCCTTGATCTTTTTCATGTCGCGCGTGCCGACCGCGCGCATGTAGCCGTACTCCTTCGCGATGATTTCTTGCTCTGCGTAGTCGCCTTTGAGTAAACGCTTTAGCTCCTCGACGCCTCCGCGATCTGTGCGCACGCCCCACGTACTCATCAGCGCAAGAAACCAGTGCGCCTTGGCTTGGTAGATCTCACCTGGGATCCCCTCGGGCGCAACGATCAACTCCTGACTGTCGTGGACGCCGAGGTTGTCCACCGAGTCGCCGATGGCGTAGTCGAGCGCATCTTGCGGCCACTCATCAAGAGGCACGCCGTCTAGCTCGTTGTAATGCAACCGCCAAGTGTCCTCGCCTTTCTGGATGATCTTGCCCAAGTGACGAAGCACGAGATTTTGCAGAGAGAAATTCTGCTTCTTCATCTCGCCCAGTTCGTTCTCGACGAACTTTAGCTCGCCGTTGGCGTTGTCGATCAACATCTGGCGTAACTGGACGCACCGGATGCGGCCTTCGTCGAGCGCCTTGAACACGAGCGGAATGAGCGTCTCGTCTTCAGCGCAGAGTACAACTAAGTCGAAGCCGATGAAGTTGGCCCCTGTGAGAATCGCATCGCCCGACAATAGTTCCCGTGCGCGCTCGATGGCTTCATCACGAAGCAAAATCGAGCCGTCGCCCTCGGTCCAGCAAACGAGCTTGGGCGCGGGCATGCCGGGCTTGATGAGGTGCGTCTCGGTGTCGGCGGAGATGACCTTCATCGATGGTTCCTTTTCGCTGGTCTGCCATACGATGGCAGCTCGATTCGATCGCGTTGGTCGTCGATACCCGGAATCGAAAACCCAACCCATCTGAGCTAGTTCTCGAATACGCGCCGAAGCCGTTTGATGCTTCAAGTCGAGATCGACCTCGATCTCGTCACACGTTCGACCATTACGATCACGGATGCGATCGCGAATCTGGTGGTGAAGCCTGCTGATATGCGGCTCCATCGATGATACCGCCGCGAGCGACGTCTCTTGATAGCTCATTAGCTCCCCCGAACCCATGATCAAAAAATCAGCGCGACGCCCACCCGCCCGGCGAAGGAGAGCAGGCGTCACGCTAATTGGGAGCCGAACTAGCTCGCGGCCTGTGCGGCCTGTGCAACCTGCGTGGCCTGCGCGACCTTCGCCACTTGAATCTTGGTGCGCGCCTCTTCGGACGTCATCCACCGGTGCCGCGTGAACGGATTACCAGCCTTGGTGTCCTTGTTGTAGGCGTAGACGCCCATGACCAAACCAGCCAGAGGGTTGTTCTCGCCCACGACTTCGTCGGCGATGTCTTCGTCCATCTCGACGTCTTCAGCGCTCGGTGGAAGGCCGTCTACCTCAGCATCACGACCCTGAATCCACAGGCCCATGCGCATGAAGTCTGCGATGTTACCCAGAGCTGGATCCTTGTCCAACGTGACCATCATTTCGCCCGGCGCCCCCGGTCTCATCTTGTCGCTGTCGGTCTCCCTGATCAGGCACTCGACGACGAAGAAATCGACGTTCTTGCGCGTCTTGCCCGTCTTGCAACGCTGAATTTCGACGACGTAGTGCGCGTCTGGGATGAAATAGTGGCCACCCATGGTACTGCGCTGGCCCTTGATATCTCCGAAAAGTCCCATTTCTCTTTCTCTTTCTCGGCCGAAGCCGTTCATTTTCGGGCCCCGTAGGGCCGCTTCCTTTGCGCGCTACAGTAGCACGCTACGAGCGATCTAGTTCCACGAATACGACGAAGAACTCGAACCAATCTGGTTCTTCATTTGTCGTCGGAAACGCATCGGCTGCTTGCTTTTCGCCGTCTGTCCAGTAGGTTGAAAACCTGTCTACGTCGTCTTTCAATCGCTTGATGAACTCTTCCCTAGTCATCTTCAAATCCTTGTCGCGTAGAGATCAATTATTTTCGTCGGGGCGTCCCTGATGTGCGATCGCCGGACGATCGCATACGCTGAGTGCTTCGTTGATCTGTTTCAAAGTCCAGTTGTTGTCACGTGCTTTAGCAATGACCTCGACGTGTTCAACGTCCACGGGACCCTTGTCATCCGTGTAAATGGTGATGACCAGTGCTCTGTTTGAATCATCAATCATCTTCAAATCCTTGTCGCGTAAAGCACTTTCTGAACGTGCCCCTTGGTCTGCTGGATGAACTCGGCGTCCTCGATAATCGAGCCCATCGACGCCGCCAGCTCCGATGTGTGACCAAACCAGTCGATCGTCACTTCGTCCGCCATTTGCCCCGGTCGGTGCGTACGCCCGGCGACCTGCTCGAACACCTGCCCGCTGCCTGGCAACGTCGTAAGCAAGTTGCGGCTGTAGTGCTGTAGATTTTTGCCCGTGCCCTGCGCCTTGACGCTGCAAATGATCACTGGATCACGAGCAAGATCTGCGTCGGTGCCCGCGCCGTAGTGCGGCCACCTGGTTTTTTTGGCGATGCGCTCGCCGAGGGCCTTGTGCTGGTACCAGATGATGCCGCCGTCTTTTTGGCCCCACTGGATCGCGGCATTGACGATGAAAGGGTCTTTCCACACCGGTACCGTCGGCGGCACAGGACGATCTCTCACCGCTGCCCAAGGTGCCCAAGACGGCACATTGATCCTGCCAGCCTTCGCGGCCAGGTAGACGAGCAAGGGACTATCCAGACCCTTTCTGGAACGCTTGAGAATGTCTCGCACATCACAATTCCAATTCTTCCGCGCTTCGAGCCACTCGAAATCCGGCTTTCCATCGGGCCAATCCCAGCGCAGGTAGAACCCACACGCGAGCTGGCGCATCACACGCGATAGCGCCAACGGACTGTCAAACTCATCCCCCTCGATCGACCACGTAGCCTTGGTGATCTGGCGTAGTTCTTCGATAACCGCGGGTACCTGCGGAATGAGTTTCTGGATCACGAGGCTCGTGCCAATCATGTTCTTTTTGCCGGCCACCACGCCGGGCGTCTCGACGAATCGGCGGCGATACCCGTCGCGAACACCCTCACCATTGGAGCAGAATTGCTTGAGCACACCGGGGCGCATGCGGTAGTCGGGCTTAACATCGATCGCTCCGGCCCAGTCCATGATCTCTCGGTAGCCGCGGGGAAGAGGCGAGTTTTTTCTGAGCGCCAACTCCACAAGATGCGCGCTCTCGATGATGCTCCGATTTTCCATCGTTCCCGAGAGCATGACGAACCGACAGCCGGGATTCTCGGCCATGTACCGCCGAAACCGTTTGGTACGCGCCGACTGTAAACGCTTGAGCAAATGCGCCTCGTCCGCGATGATTAGATCGGGTTTGATCTCGTCCAAGATCTCAGCCGATTTGGCCGACGACAGTTCGGTGTACTTCACGATATGCAGGCGATCGAGCGGCAAATCGAAGTACCGGCCGTAGACTTCATCGATCTCGCGCAGTGTTTTTTCCTTGAGCCTCGGAGGAACGAGCAGCACTGCGCAGTCGCTGTCCATCGCGGTGGGTAGCGCGAGAGAGATGAGCGTTTTTCCCGATCCAACGCCGATATCCCCCACTAAACCGTCGGCAGTCGCCGCTTCGATCAACGCCGCAGATTGGAGCGGCCAAAAACGCATCGCGTCTGAAGGAGCGTTGGGCCGCAGAAACATGCACGTCACGTCGAGAACAGCCTCAAGATCGAGCACGCGCCTCGGCAACGCTGAAATGCGCTTGAACTCTACTGAGTTCGTGACGACGCCGATGGCGCCGTTGATGTCGGCAAATCGGCCCATACGAAACACTCATTTTTGTTCGATAGCTGCTGCAATTTCCCGAAGAGCTGATGCTATATCGGCACTCCCTTCTTTAATTGAAACAGCGAGAAATTCTATAGCACCCATAGCAGGAGTAGTTGCATCCCCCACACCTAACCACTTTAGTTGTGAGGCAATGTTTTCCAGAGCACTAACAAACTCAGGAGCATAATCAAGTCCACTGAACTCACCCATCAGAAAACCGCTCGCACGATCTCGATGGCGACATTATTCAGAGACTCCTGCGGAGGTGCCCCCTCATAGGCATCCACAAGAATAGCCTCAATCGCTAAACAGCCGTCATCGATGATCACGGAAGGAAACCGCCAAACCACATCGGATTCCCCAAACACGGCGAGGAACGAAGCGAAGATGTGAACGGGATCTTTCCAAATGAACTTCACAACATTAGGAGCGGTCCACCACAAAGCAGCCTTTCGATAGAGTTCGAGATCATCTTCTGCTCGCACACTAAAAATTTTCTCTAGATCAATCACGTACCTGCGCCGGATCTCGTGATCGGTATAATCTCGTTTTTCCCCCATCAGAAAACGGCCCGCACGATCTCGGACGCCAACGGGATCAACGCCGACAACGCATCCTGAGCGCCGAGTGATTTGGATCGCACGACCATGACCGAAGGAAGACGCCCGGCGTCGCTCTGCGCTTTGATCGAGATGACCACAGCTGCTTTTTCTTGGGCATATGGCAAGAGGCGATAGTCCGGCAGACTGGCCTCTTCGGCGATCTTGTCGGCCACGCTCGAAAACCAATCCTCGAACAGCGTGTATTCGGTGTTCCGTGTCGGCATGCAATCGACGTACAGAATCAGGGCGGGTTCAGCAGTCTCCCCTGATTTCACGCACGCCTCAGCCATAAGGACCTGCATCTTTAATGCTGCAATCTCCTCTTTCGCTTCCGTAAGAGCTTTCCACTCCTCGGGTGGATGATAATCCGGGTGTCCCGGTCGATCCCGAGGAGATGGAACTCCACCCTGAACAGACACCCTGGCCATCGCCCTGGTCATAGCTTGCTCTTCGGTAAGATCGTGCCAGGCTGTCACCGGTACTTCAAGACCCTCTGCGACGGCTAGCGCCCGTGCCTCTCCCTCAGCCTTCCGCAGCTTCTCCCTGTCGCGCTCGATCTTGCGCAGCGCCTTTTCCGCCGCGGTCATCTTCTTGCGCCCAGGTTTGCCCTTGGTCGCTTCTTGAATCTGCACGGCTTCCTCGGGCGTCGTGGTACGTGGGGGTGCATCCGGGGCCAACACACCCGTGGGGACTGGCGTCGGCTCGGGCGCCGGTGGCGCAGGCACCGGGGCGACGGTCATAGGCGGTGGGCCCGGCAGAGCAGGCACCAAGGCGACGGCAGCAGTCGGCGGGACCGGAAGTGTGGGCGTCGGGGCCGGAAGCGTGGGCGCCGTGCCGACTCCGTTGCCGGCTCTCATCTCCGCTTGCTTCTTCCGTAGGTCGGTCAAAAACGACATGTTCACTTTTCCTTTGGTTCCGAGTTGCTTGAACGGTGACGGGACGATGACTCCACAGCGCGCTCGATGAGGACACCCGCCGTACATGCTGCACGCTGTGATAGTGGGTTTGGTTTGCATGACCTCGGTGCATTTAGCCACTTCGATCATTTTTTCGACGATGACAAGACGCTTGTTCCACTCCGCTCGGACGTGTTCACGATCGACGATCGTCTTGACGGGTTTGATGAGTGGCGTCTTGCGCCGCGTGTGAATGTACGTATGGCCTAATTCGATCTCGCCGACGTAGCCTTCCTGGTAACACCACTCGGCGTAGCTGATGAGTTGTGTGTTCTTCGAAAGCTCGTCCGGTGTCTTGGCATATCGAAAATCACTCGTGCTCTTGTAGTCGCGCACGCGCATCGGCGCGCTCTCGTATTCGATCAAATCAACGTAGCCGATCCACGGAAGATCGCCAACTGTTGAAAGCTGAATTTTCAGCTCTACGAAACAATTGATATCCGGCGTCGGAAGGTACGGCTTGAGCGCTATGACGAATTTTTTGAACTCGTCGTCGCGGATCCAGCCGTAGAGCAAGTAGTGCTCGATAGCTCCGTGAATGTCGGACCCGAGCTGCATGGCTCGGCTCTTGGGCGAACGAAATCCTGCAACCCGCTCGAACCACCAGAGCCTCTCACACCTCTCGAATGTTGTGACCTGTGATGCGCTAACATTTTTCAGCTTCACCGCCGTAATTCACTTTCATTTGGTCCAGGTCACCAATTTGATACTCGGTAGCCCACCCAAAAACGTTGTCCGAATCGATCTTGTGAAAATTACACCGTTTTCCATCGACCTTTTTGTTGATCGTTCCGTTCGACAATTTTTTAAGAGCCGCTCCTATGTATTGAGCGCCGTTTTTGTGTACCGGAGTCTTCATGTAGAGATCCCAGCAGTCAATCGCTCCCTGCGTGTTAACGAGTAGTTTGCCTGCACCCACCTGAGCCAGCGGGGTTTCTTTCTTGGTGCGGTAGACCTTGGTCAATATCTCCGGTGCGCTCATGAAACGCACAAGCCACTCGAACACGTCTTGGTGCGGACCCTGCATCAATAGCCGACGGTGGATCTCAGAGCTTTCCCCCTCGACGATGAATCGCTTGCCGGGGGTGACAACGCGATTGTCCCGCAGCCACAGCAGGTGTCTCGCCATGAGATCGCCCACTACCCATCGATCGGTGAGACAGTTTGCCGGGTTGTTCTCGACGAGCCAATCTGCCGCGGCTTCGGTTGCGCTCAGGTGAAGGAATCGACGCGACACCGCCTTCATGTCTTCTTGCGTCATATTTTCGCTGCCCATCGATAGCACCGAATCATTGTTCGCGCCGATGAGCAGCCGCACGCTGCCACGCACACGGTGATTCGCGAGGTACTTCTCGGTGCTGGTGAAGCTCGTGGCGCCGATGAGCGCACGTAGTTTGATAGAAATATCCTTGACGCCCTTCGGCAACCCTTCATCGACGTAGATCAGGGGGCACTGAAAGATGTCGGCGTTGAAACCCGATCCTCCGATCACGTTTTCGATCAGCGTTGGGCCCCCGTCTTGCCACAGACGGGCGACCCCTTCGGATAAGAGATTTTTCCCTGAACCGGTGGCGCCCGACAAATAGAGCGCGCAGCACGGCTTGTCGAGAAAGGTCACAACCGCGAGCCAATCGAGAAGTTTTTCGTGGTCGCTAGACAGAAGTAAAAGCCACGTAGCGATGTTGGTATCGAACCGAGGAGTAAGATTCCGCAAAGGCAAAACGGCGTGATAGAACTCGCGCTCGTCTGTGCTGAAGTAGCTTTCCTGTAGCGTCATATCACCGATGATCTTCCTGGCGTTGGTGGCGTACTCCTGAAGTATGCGGCCGATGGTTTTCTGCTTCTCAACGTCCTTGTCGTTGATATACGTGAGATCGAAAATTGCCGTCGTCTCCCATGCATCCCGTGCATAGACGAGCACTTCGTCGCGCGTGAGTGGGTGGCTGTAGCGCTGAGGCTCGTTGAAGTCGAAGACGTGGAAAGTCGTTTTGTGCTGGATGATCGCATGCTGGCGAACGAACGCGGACTCGTGTTGATCGTCGCTGGGCTCGTTGGGCTCATCTGGTTCATCTGGTCCGATTGATTTGCGCAGCGCTCTTGCTAGCGCTTGGAGCTGCGGCGATTGCTTCGCGTCTTTGACGCGAAAATCTTCCTGAGCGCGCGCCAGTTTTTCCGCTGCTTTTTCTAACTCCTCGTCGAGCGTCTTCTCTGCGCCGGGTTCTGCGGCCCAGATCGAAAGCGATGCCTCCAGCACGCGGGCGAGCACGACAGGATCCATCGTGCGCGCGGTCGGGCTTATCCAGACGATTGTGGAGCAAACCGCCTGCATTACCGCATCGCGATTACCGGAGTCGGCGAAACTCTGTCCCATGAGCACCGCGTTGATCGCCGCTTTGTTGCGATGCTGTGGATCGAGCACGCGCATTGCGTTGACGACCGGCAGCAAGACGACATCGACCGGTACTGGTCCGGGCGCGGGCGCAGACGGCGCGGCTGGCGGCGGCACAGGAACAGCGACAGATATCCTGGAGATCCCAGCTGCGATCTCGCTGGGGTCATAACGCACTGCATTATTGAGGTACTCCAGACGGACAAGAGCGCGGGCGCCGCCTTTGAGATTGTCAAAGCCGGGCACGCGCCATACGCGCTGGATGGTGGCCGTCGAATCTACTTGCCAGCCCTTGGCTGCCCCCCTGTCGATGAGGGTCTGCTGAAAGCTCTGATAAGCTCTCTGGGCCTGCTTACGATCGGCCGGCGTCCGAAGAATCCAGGGCTTGTGGAACAGCCAGTAGGGGTGCCAGCCGTACCCGGTGAACACCAACATGCTGGGGTCGGGCCCGCCGTAAAGCAGGTCGAGCGCGGCGTCGTCGGTTGGTGGAAGATTCTGTGCTGCGTGGGCGCCTGGGATCTCAGGGTGAGCGACGTCGAGATCTCCTGCGAAACCCGGAAGGGCGATGACATCCTGTTTCCCGCCCTGTTGTCGATGACTCAAACCATCGCAGCGAAGTCCAAGACCAAAGTAGACGTTCTTGGTTTGATTCTCAGCAGTTAACTCGGCTATGTCGTCGTCGGTAGCAACGACCAGATCGACTAGCGGCACATGGAGTGATTCCCGGGTTGGATTCAGCCAAATTGTAATATTTCCACATGATGGGCTCCCTGTGGGCCACAGCGCCGAGAAAAACTCTCGCATCCGCTCCCCCGCATAGCTCGACAACTACCAACGCTGCCGAGACTAGATTTTGTACGCCTCCTGCGAAGCGGAGTCAAGAGGCTAATCCCGGAAGGGTGTGTCATTTATGACACTACGAGGGGTACGAGGGGTTTTCGGAAAACTATTTTATTTGGTTCTGGCTCCCTCTTCAGCTCTTCTATTTCTCTTCTCTATTATTCTATTTATTTTCTATTATATCTCTATCTCTATATTATTTATTACACTTTTACCAAAACCCCTAGTACCCCTCGTAGTACAGTATAATAAGGCAAAATCATAGGCTTTTTCACTACGAGGGCTACCCTCGTAGACCCCTCGTGAGCCCTCGTAAAAGCCCTCGTAGTGCCCGCTTGTGCGCCCACGGGATTTCGAATAAATAAAAAACGCTCACTTTTTTACATCGATGTAAAAAAGTGAGCGTTTTTTAGATCTAGCACCATAGTTACAAAATCAGTGCTTTCGGGGGGCTATAGTTACAAAATGAGGTTACTACGAGGGGTCTACGAGGGGTCTACGAGGGCTACCCCTCGTAGTGAAATACTCGATCTGAGGGCACAAAAATGGCCCCCATGCTCAGTAGCCTGGGGGCCGGTGGTCCCATGCTGGTTGGCCAGGGAGCCGGGGGCCATTGCCTCCGCTCATCGCGGTTTCGGGGGACACGCAAGATCGGAAAGCGTCTCTACTATATGAAGATCGCTACCAGAGTCAAGTGCTACATAGGAACTTCAGTTCTGAGTGGGCGGCAGTGACACTGATTCGGCCTTCTCTGGCGCCTTCGACGGCTTCCCACACGTGCTGGATGGTGTCCAGGATGCGCGCGGCATCTTCTACGTTCTCGTTTTTCACTAGATCACCAATGATTTTCCAGGCTTCGTTCTTCAGAACTGCTCCTGTAGAGATCTTGGGCGGAATCGTATAGAGTCTTGGCATCATGGCAATCTCCTTCACATTGCTTTCAGCGAACAAGTACCAACTCGTTTATCGAGCTTCTCAAGATGGCGCAGCAGGGGCCGAACAGCTCATCACCAATCGAGATGCAACTGGTCTCGCAGGTGCCGATCTTCGTCTTGATTCCAGAGGTGCTGTAGGCGGATTTGGTGTGGGTGGTGCCATATTCGAGATGGTTTCAACGCCGACGGTTGATGATGCAGCCGCTAAAGCTCTCCTGATCTCAGGGATAGGGAGAGTCCTTATCACGATCGAACAACGCTCTGCACCGGCTAACGTGGCAGATCGGCAGGTATGGGCCGCTAACATCTTGGAAGGGGGCGGCGATCCTGCTTCAGCAGGGTTCGCTGTGATAGCGATTGCCGGCCCCGATGTTGGACCAGCTTCTGCTATCGTTCGTGTTCAACGACAGCACAGTTACGTAAATGAGTAGTTAGCTGTCTTTAGGGGCAACCGTAAACAACTCTTTGGCGTCGGCGACGCGCTCTTGTCGGAAGGCGTCGATGTCGGCCGCATGCCGGGCTTGGGAACAGAACGCGCCAGCCATTTCCAGGATGCGGGGGTCGTCGGTGACTTCCTTCAGGTGACGCCCTAGCGCGTCAAGTTGCGCGTGGGGCCAACCACGAACGGACTCGGGGTTGAGGTTGGACACAGCGAATTGGATGACCGGTAGCGCGGCATACAGCGCGGCTCGCAGGTCGGCTTCGTCATCCTGGATCTCCGGGGGGCATTTCTTCAATGCCAGGTTCTCCGCTACCAGCTCGTCGATCCTCTTCTTCATCGTCTGGAATGTCTGGTAGGGGACTGTCATCAAGATTCCCGAGTAGTTCACGTTCACATCCGACATTTTCCTCTTCTTCCCTTCTTTTGTGCTTTTGAGGGGGCAACTTTACCCCTAGTTCCTGGGCTTTTTTGTAGAACCACCCTCGTTCTTTGCCCAAATACTCCGCCGCATCTGAGGCACTTCCGGTAAATTCGAGTGCGTGGCGCAAGATGATGCGGTCGCTTTCATCACGCATCATCCTGTAACGGTTAGACTTTTTCATCGTTACCCGTAGTAATGATTTCGCTAGTGACGGCGTCGTAGGCGGCAGAAGCAGAATCATAGGCGGAGATGGCGGCGGCATAAGCAGCGGTGATGGCATCAAGGTCATCCGCAGTGGTATCGGGGTCATCTTGAGTAGTTTCCGTCTCCATGAGGTTGGACCATCCGAGCACTTGGAGGTAAGCCACAATAGGGGTAAAGACCATCCCGAGCGCGCCAGCGACGACAATCGCGAGTGGATGGTCGCCTGCGAAGCCCAGAAGGGGGAGATCGTAGTGCCGGCCAAGCACTACCGCGGCGCCAGCACAGTAGAACGTCCCCGAGCACGCTGCACACAGCGTCCAATACTCCAACCACGCCGGGAAACGGCTCCAGAGCCATTGTGTTATTTTGGCGCGCGCGAGCAGATAGTATAGGGCCGTAGAAATTGTAATATAGAGTACTACTGTGTTCATTTGGTACCGTTTCCTCGTGGTTTTGGGTTAAGTGCGGCGCCTTGGGTTTGCTCGTGGTCGTCGGAGCCAAACACAGAGGCGCGAGTGTCGGCCGAGGTGATGTCGCCTTTGTCGGCGCCGTCTGGGGCGTATCTTTGTTCCCAAGATGCACAAAGTGCACGATATTCTACGAAATCTCCGGCCATTTTGTTTTTGGCGCACAGACCCATGGTGCCTTGTTGGAGCCGGATCATCCCCTCGTCTTGACTTTCGATGAGTTTGAGCGCGCGCTTGGCGTCGAAACTGCGGCCAATTAGCGAGATTCCCTCTTTTTCTAGGTTCAGTCTCGCTTTGTACTCCAGTTCGCGACTCCTCTTTACGTAGTAAACTTGTTGTGCTTTCGGGCCGTTATCGAAATGGATGCAATTCTGGCAGCGTTTTGAACGCTCGATTGTCGGCGCCGAGATGAATAGGTCGGGCTTGTCGCTGGCATTCATGGGTCCTATCATAGACATTCTACGGAATCCGACAAGTGGTGGTTGACGGATTGGTAACAAGCGCTTAGTTTCGAAGGGTATGGCAGCCGTCAAAAAACAAGTCGGGTTTGATCTCGCTAAGTTGGCAAAGCTCCCTGGGCCTTTCCGGCTGTATCTAACGCGACAACTTCCCGGTGGTCAAAAAGAACCGATCCCTCTGCCGCAGACTGAGTGGTCGAACCAAGAGGTAATCGACTTCGAGAACACCGTTGTCACTCGTATTTCAGGCGGCGGCAATTACGCGGCGCAGCTTACGACTCTCGACGGCGGCGACGGTTTTACTTGGGAGTTTGGTTACAGCGAAAAACTGTATCCTTCGATGGTGCCCCCCGGACTCCAGTCCGCGTATGTGCCTCCACCTGTGACTGTCCAAGGAGCCCCAGTGGCTACACCTGCTCCGATCCCGTATGGCCTTCAGATTCAGAATCAGAATCAGCCACTCGCGCAGCCGCAGGCGCATTTCGCGACGCCGATTTCCCAACTCTCGGGTCCAGCATACATGTATCCCCCTGGGTACGGACAACCCATTCCACAGTACCCGTATCCGAGTCCCTATCAGCCACCGCGGCAGGCGGCGGACTCGAAAGAGGACGCGCTGAAAAAGGAACTGGAACAGATCAGGCTTGCGAATCAGCAAGCGGAGCACCGACGCGAACGAGAGTCTGATGCAGCGCGTCATACCGCTCAAATGACTTCGTTGCGAGAGGAGATCCGCCGCGCTTCTGAAGCAGTGAAGCAACCGGCTGGCGAGTCGCCGGAGTTGGTCGCACTCAAGAGCCAGAACGCGATGCTTCAAAAGCAGATTGAAGCTCAGGCACAGGCCCAGCGCGATATGATGACCAAGATAGAGCGGCAACAAGCCGAGTCACGGGATCAGACGGCGCGAGATGTCGCGCAGCGGCAACACGAAGAGCGCATGCGCCAGATGGAGGAAAACAGCCGCCGTGAGATGCAGGGTCTCAAGGATCAGATGGCGCTGGTACAGGCCAATAATGGCAAACAAGATCCGATGCTCCCCTTTCTCATGGAATCGCAGAGGCAGGCTGCCGATGTAGCGCGCGAGCAGGCGCGCACCGCAGCCAGTGCGCCTCAGCAGCTCATGAGCATCGTCGAAGGTGTGCGGCGTAGCTCCGGTGCTGATCAGATCATGACGAACCTCGCGGGTGCTTACGACTCCGTGAACAACATGGTGATGCGCAACGCCGAGATGATGGGCAACTTCATGGCGCAGAGCCAAGGTTCACCCGTGATGGGGCTTATCGGCGATGCTTTGCATTCCGGCAAAGAAGTGCTAGCCCAGATGGTGACGGCGAAGTCGAAATCAGAAGAAGCACGGGCTCAGGCCGACGCCGCCCGCGATCAGCAGACTGCCGCGATTGAATACGCACGGGCTAACGCCGCCGCAGCGGCAGCGGCCCAGAGCAAGGGTAATGGCGTACCTGAAGAGGATCAGGTCATTCAGGCGACTGAGGCGCGACAGGAAGCAGAAGTCGAGGCGGAACAAGCCAATCAAGAGGTAGCGAATCTAGAGCCGAAGCTTTTCGGCTCTCTGCTCTGGCCCGAGATTGAAAAACTCCGGCAGTGGATTGCCAAGGAAGGGATCGAAAATGTTGATCCCCGTGGCATCGTAGTCATGTTGATCCAGGCAGCTGGAAAGATGAAGGAGAATGGGCTCGACGCCCCCGTCCTCTACTTGTTTGAAAATCAGCAGTGGGCCGAACTGTTCGATCGTGTCATTCCTGATGTGACCGCTGAATTTGCCAGCGAGTGCGTCAAGATCATGTCTGAGATTAGCACTCGGCTTGCGACAGTGACCAAGCCCGAAGAAATTGAGGAGATCCTTCGAGGACCCTCCAAAACCCCGGAACAGACAGCGAACTAGATGAACTTTTTGCAGGTCATCTACTTCTATCAGACCGGGTGTCCCGCTTGTGAAGAGATACGCCCCTTGTTGGACAAGGCCGTGGCGCACTACGCGCAATGTGGCGTCGTGGTTCGCTACGTGGACGTGCACCACGAAGGGCTTACTGCCGACACGATGCAGGTCCAGGAAACGCCCACGGTCATCGGCACACGCAACCATTCGCCGGTCACTCGCATGATCGGCGCCCAGAACGCAGATCAACGACTCGGACAGTTATTCACTGAACTACTCAGCGGCGGCTCGTGCGCGGTCCAGCCATGGCGGGGAGACGTGTAGAAATGGTCAAGAAGGTAGAGATCAAAATCGAGCTTGATGGGGGATCGATCTCGATCGACTGCGAGAATCCCAAGGTTATTTTTTCTGCCTGGGATTCAGAATATTTGGGACGTATTGTTTTCTCTTTGGTACAGGAGATACAAAGGCACAAAGAGAACGCCGAGGCAAAATCTCGGTCGGAGCGCCGATGAAACGCAAACGCAAACTCAAACTGTCTAGACTCACCGTTCGTCAACTCGATCGTGTTCGAGCCGGCGGCGGCAGCTTCATCACGCTGTGGTCTGTCATTTGTTCGGGGGGGCGTACTTGCTACCGCTTCACCTGGTGTGGCCCTTGTTCTGATCCCGCTCTTGGGTGTTGAGCTACTTCCGTTTCCCGTAGCCCTGTGCGACCGCAATGACCGGGGTGATGACGGGGAAGAAGCTGCCCAGCGCGAACCAGACGAGCGCCCAACCGACGCTATTGTTGCGCTTGTAACCGTGGTACGCGCTCACGGCGCCCGAAGCGGTGCTCAGGATTCCCCACGCCCAGGCGTACTTTTTGTAGTAGGGGTAGAGGCCGTTCGCTTTTCCTTTCGATAGCGCTAGGGCGTCTCCGACAACCCTAGCGTCACCACCCGCGGCAATGATCACCGCTGCTAGTTTTTCTTGCGTAGGTCTGTCGTATTGACGAAATACCTCTGCTAACCCAGACATTTGGAGCGAAAACGTCGCCATCTGTTCGGCGAGTTGGACTGCCGTCGCCGTGATTTGTTCGTCCGACAAAACCGCGCCCAGAGTCGCCATCTCGCGAACCGACAGGGTGCCAAGAGACGGCATGTCGCGAACGGACAAGGTACCGAGACCGGGACCGGATGTGTTCAGGGTCATCATGATCGATTTCTCCTAATGGCGGCGGCTGTACCAGTAGCCGCCAGCGACAGTTACTCCGGCCCCGAGCGTAAGCGCGACGATCCAACCCCAAGGGGTTTTTTTCGCGGCGATGCGTTTGTAGGCATCCCAGTGAGAAAGGAGCGCACGGGTCTCGTTGACGACTACGAAGAGGGAGCTAAGATCAATACCGATTTGCGGGTAGGCTCCCTGCTTGGTCATCGCGGCGATACCGGCACCGGTTGTAGGTTTAGAGATTAGGATGAGCGACGTAACGGCGTTGTCGAATCGCTCCGCTTCGGTTTTGGATATCGGGATGTAGTTCTCAGGCGAGTCACCAGGGAAGAGCCATCCTTCGACGGGACCCAGCAACTCGGGGGAGTATAGGGCCTTGAGCCCCTTGCCCTCGTTGATGAGCCTTTGAAACATGACCAGGAATGCGCGCACGACGCTCTCGGCGGCGGGGCCTGCCATGGAAGGGGGGGCACTAAGAAAGCTCAGCATGGGTTTAGATTTCCTTCGTTGCTACATCGAATACGAGAACCATAGCTAAAATCGCGGCGGTACCAAGTAGGAGAGGAGGCAAGATCCCCCATCCAAACCCGCGGCCAGCACCGCGGCCAGCGGTCTCTGCGACCGCCTCGACGGTTGTCGAGAGTCGTTGAGGAAGCGTGTCAAGCACAGTGACTGCTCGATCCGCAATGGCGACGCCGGATTTGGCGGCTTCACTGAGCACTAGAGCAACCTGGAGGAGATCAGCGCCGGTGATGTCGAGCTGTCCCAGAGTGCCTCCGAACGGCACTACGTGTGACGACGTGAGCACAGGTCATTTCCACGAGCAGCGGGCAGTTTTGGCGAGTCGCTTGGCTTTGTTGGCGGCGGCGCGGTATTTGCGGGCGGCGCTTGGTTTGCCGGCGCGCTCGGCTACATCAGCCATTTGTTCCCCGCGGCGGAAGGCAGATAGGAGTCCCATACAGTCGGGCACGCACGGGCCACGATAAGCCATGACCGGAAATTTCAGCTTGCCAGGCATCAGAAAGGCCCTGGTTCCGCAGCGCTTTCTCAGATCGCGGCGCTGAAATTTGCCTCGTGGCATCCGCTTAGACCAGCCTATTCGGGTTACTCGTCGTGCCATAACTGTGGACGATACCATTGAAATCGTTGTACTACTAATGTAGGGCACCGCCCCAGAACCCGGATCGGGTGTAAGATCGGAGAAATCTCATGCTATTTGCTGGAGTATTCGGAGTAGCACCCGGCGCCCCGACCACACCGGATGGTCTGCGCCCCGGCACGCTGGTTGTTTTGGAGCCTGGTCTTCCTCCCATTCGGCCGCCGAATTATCGTCAACTGGCACGAGAGGAAGCGGCACGCGCTCGTGCTGCGTACGATTCTGCGTTGACGAAAGCATTTGCGACTGGAGAACAAGCAGTTAGGTCGGGCGGAACCGATATTTCCAATGCTTCGGCTGCTGAAGCCGTGGCGGTGGCGCAAGAGGTTCTTTCGTTCGTAGTGAGCGCCGAACAAGCGGCAGCAGCACCCGTAGTGAATCAAGCCGCCTACGAGAAAGCCAAGGCGCAAGCAAGTGTTGCTGTCCAGAAAAAGAACCGCGTCGATGTACTTTTCGCGATCGCGAAGTCTGATGCAGATACGGCCGTCGCTGTCATGAAACTTCGCGTAGACGCCGAGGGCGCAGCTACGAGCGCTGAAGGTAGCGCTGCGGTTGCAAAAACAGCTGCGGGGGCGGCACAAGACGACGCCAGGATTGCTCTCACGATTCGAGCTGAGACAGCAGCCACCGAGGCCGTCGAGTTTTCAGTAGCGGCAGAAAAAGCAGCTATTGAGGCTAGAAATTCATCGAATACAGCAACGGCTACCCACTACACCAATGTTGTCCCAATTCAGGTAGCTTCTGCGACCGCAGTCGCGCTCTCGAAAACCGCCGAGGTGTACGCCATGAAAGCCCGGCTATCGGCGGACGTGGCCGCGGAGGAAGCAGGCAAGGGCTCGCCTCCGAGTGATCTTGACAAGTGGTATACGAAACCTTGGGTCTGGGCTGTGATCGGTGGCGGCGTTTTGGTGGTCGGCGGCGGCTCATATTTTGTTTTTCGTCGATAACTGAGGGATAGAACATGCTCTACGGAAACAACTACGGTTTGAGTGTATCGCCATTCGGGGTCGAACAACCTCCTCCAGCGCCTCCGCCTCTGATTCCGCATGAGCGTCAAAGGTTGCAAGGGCTACCAAGTCTCAGGGGTTTTGGTCAAGCCGATGAAGTGACGGCCGGGGTCCAGACGGCAATCGCGAAGGGCAAGGTCAAACAGATCGCGGTGGTGGATACAAAACCAGCCACGATTTTGGTCATGTCGTTCTCTCAGTTCAAAAAAGAGTTTCTCAAAGCTTGGTACGCCAAGTGGTGGGTGTGGGCGATTGCCGGCAGCGTTGTTGCCGCGGGCGGCGGCACCTACTTGTACATGCGGAGGCGGCGATGATTCTGGGATCAGAACTGGGGAATTTCGGGCGCACCAAAAAAGAGTGGGAATCGTACCGAGCTGGGTTGAGCCAGGCAAAGCGGAACATCCTCGACTTGAAAAGAGCGCTTTTCTTTATTTCAGCGCAGACGGGCGAAGGCAAGTTCAATCCACAGTTTACTGAGAACGAGTACGATCTAGACGCCGAGTTTAGTCTCGATTTGACCCATGCCATCGTCGAGCTAGCCGATGCGGTCTTGAAAAAGATCGGCGTCACCGACGAAGTGCCTGGGCTCAACACGTTGCTCAGCATCGCATCGCATCGCGCTGTTGTGGCCGGCTTATATTCGGCTCAAAAAAGCGAGATCGATGGGTACATTCAACGGCTCGCCAACTCAGTCACCGGGTACACCAACAAGGTGCTCAACTTTATCGACGACGTTCGAGACAGAGTTGGGAACTGGACCGGCAAATTGAGCATTGCTGATTTGAAAGCTGTCTTTTATTTCATCATCAAGGGTGGTTCGGTGCCGCCTGTTCCAAGTTTGGGCGAGCGTGGACCCACGGTTCCGGCCCCGTTGCCTTGGGTGACCGTGACACCTAAGTTCCCTGGACTGTTGCCGGTTAGCCCTGAGCGGGTAGTAGTAGGTTATCCAGTGGATTCTTTCACGGTCCACGATCCAGCGATCAACAAGTGGCGAGTGTTCGTCCGCGCTTAGGGCCCTGTGTCGGCGACTGTTTCTACGCTTCAGAAAGCGCTCACGGAGGTGAGTCGCTGGATGCAGCGCGGCGAGTACAACCCCGGGCGCACCGACGGTACGGTGGACATCTGGACGGCGAACGCAGTGCTAAACGTGATCGCTGATGCGCTTGAAAAGATTCCCAAGTTCAAGGATCTGATCGATGGGCTCGGCATTGCCTGGGACTTGTTGACATCGCGAACTGGGATTTTAACTGCGTGGATCGCATTTGAGGGGCAGATCATAACCGCGATCGACCATATTGCTGATGCTCTCGCGCCGCTTTTGAAGGGCATCGTCGAAGTGCTCACGCGGATGCGCCAGGAAATGAATAATTTCGACGTCGAGCTTTCTCTTGACGACATCGTGCGCGCGGCCAAATACGTGCTCGGGATGCTGAGCGCGCCGCCAGCGCCGTCCGAGCTAGTGGAGGAAGAACCGATAGTCGTAGGACCACCCGGAACCGCACAGCCCGACGAGATTTCGAAGCAAGTCCGAGAACAGTTGGCTAAAAAACTCAAAGTCGAGCTGTTCCCTGAGACGGCGTTCGCTGTCTACAATCCTACCCAGAAGAGCTACCACGTTCTGGTGTCCGCATGAGACCCATGGTCACGACCATGACGCTGCCTACGGGCGTGGTGGTAAAGGTCGAATCACCTAACGCTGTTGTCCGGGGCACGTTCACAGCTTTCGGCAAAACTATTATCAACCCAACGCTCTTTGTTCCATTTTTGCGTCTTACAGGCGCGATGGAAGAAGGCACCGCGGATCGACAAGAATGGGATCACACCTGGGATCGAACGATCATCAAACGCAACGAAGCGTGTGTGACCGGCAATGATCAACGCTGTCGAACGTACGAGGTAATACTCGACGGTCTCACCAAAGGCGTGATCCCGTTTGCTCGTTTCACGAATATGTCGGATGGCCGATGGTGGGGGAAGTTTTACGATGCGAGCGTTGACACAGTGACGGTTCGACCGTCTCCGACAGAAAAACTCATCAACCTGATCAGCACTTCATCGTCGGCAACATTTCAGGGTGTACTCGGTGACGTTGGCAGTTGGATCTCAGATACGGTGTCGGACATCGGAAGCGCCATCGTCGAGTTTGCAAACCAGGCATGGGATATTCTTGAAGACGGCATTGAAGCCGCTTGGGAATTTCTCAAAGACGTGCTGGCAGCGCTCCTGGATATCTGCGATCGACTCAAAAAGTACTTGCCGCCGGGGGAGAAAAAGGACGTTGCTCTCGCTGCGTTGTCGGTGGTGGCGCCTGGCGTTGGATCGACAGTGGCCGGCGCTATCGCGTTGGCCGAGAAGATTTGCAACGCAATCGCGGTGATTGCGTTTGCTACGCAAGGGCCATTGCCTCCACCCCCGCTGAATCCTCAAGGACGCCAAGATGCTGAAGATGAGGACAAATTCATCAGGATGGTTTCGGTAGTGATGGAGGTTAGGCCGCCCGTCGAACCTGAGCCTGAGCGGGTGGTGTATCCTCCAGGGAGTTTCAGCGTCTACAATCCGTACACTCAGCGTTATCACATCTTGGTAGATCTATGAGCAAGTATGTCCTTCAGGGAGCCAATGGCAGCGAGATGCCTTCAAAATCTCGACTCTGTCTACAATCCAGTGCTATCACACGGATCTAGACGCCGACTGTGTTCTTGGTCTAAGCTAAGTCCTATACCTCCAAGGAGAAACCCTCATGTTGCAAGCAGCTTACACGCAGTACTCAGATCCGTCGGTGCCGCCCCAGGCGATTCCGCACAACATTCCGCAGACCCCGTGGTCGCAGTTGTATCGATCGGCTCCGGGTGCGCAGATTCCATCCACGATGCTTCCCCAGCTCAGTGGTCCGTCTCCGATTCAGTTTCAGGGCGCGCTCGGCCAGCCGACCCGCGGAGGCGTGACTCTTGTCGGTCTTGGTCAAGAGCCGGCGATCGGTCCCAAGACGTTGCTCTTGCTCAATGCGGTCATCGCGGCCGGAGTGGGCGTGGCTCTGGCGTACACCATGCAAAGCGATCGGCCAGCTTTGTGGACCGCCGCTCTGTTCGGTAGTGTATCGGTGGCCAGTGGTGCTCTCTGGATGAGCGCGAAGTAGGATGTTGGTCGCGGTTCCCCTCGGAGGTTTTCGAGAGGACGCCATCGATGTCCTCTCGATAGTAGTCGGTGATGCTCAAGCCCAGAACTTCGTTTCTGGGCTTGAGCGACATATTCGAGCAGAGGCAAAAAGGGGTGCGGAGCAAGCCGCCCCGACGATCGAGGCAAGAGTACGTAAAGCCGCCAAAGACGCGGTGAAACCGTACGTGATTGCGTCCTTGATCATCGGTGGTCTCGGTGCGGTTGTCGGAGGTTGGGCGCTCGTTCGCTCGTACAGTCGGTACAGGAGATGACATGATCCATGCAGACATGAGGGGATACGTAGGGGTCGCTCCTGGAACGACGACGTTCACTCTGGGCAAACCGCCGCTGTACGCGCGGATGCCGCAACATCCGACGCAGGCGTGGCTCATCCCACAGGACGCCTACAGCCAGCAGCAGAAGATCGCTGTTCCGCCGAACCAGATGATCCCGCGCGAAGGCGCGCATATTCCGATCCCGGCGTACCCGACCCAAGCGTATGTGGACTGGCCGATGGTCAACGACCGGGTGCGGATGGCGATTCCGCCGAACCAGCACTACGTCGGCCCGCAGACGATCAAGGTTCACGTGCCGCCGGTACAGCACACGTTCGGCCCTTTTCCGAACGACTACATGCTGTCGAAGATCAGTCCGTACCGCGGAGGGTATTTGCCCTATTTCAAGGGCTGGATTTCGGGTCTCGACAAAGACGGCAAGTTGGTCACGATTTTCACCCTCGCCGGGCCCGAAGAGGAAGAGAAGGCTGCGAAGCGCTGGGGACGTGCGGCGGGGATCGTGGTTCTTCTAGGAATCACCGCGACGGCGGCAGCTGTTGCGATTGCTTGTTTGGCAAAGTGAGATGTTGAATTCTTATCCACAGTTTTCTTGTAGTTGGTGCCGCTATCGATATGGCATCGACCCCTACCTCTTCACGTACTGCAATTCATGCAGCCGCCGATTGGATCGAGCGCATCGTGAGCGTGTACACATGCGCGACGCAAGTGCTGCTGCGATTGCACGTTTGGCAGCAAAGTGAATCGATCATTACAATGTCCACCATGCCCTCCGTGCTCACGGCAGCTAGAAAATCCAGGGGAGCACGCCGCTCGAAACTGGGCGATTTTGGCATCGGTTGTGAGTGTTTTGGCACTCGGTACTTCGACAGTGATCGGGGTCCTAGAGTTTCGTCGGCATAGGGCGAGGGAAAAAGAAAAGTGATCAACAAGGCCCCCGTTGATCGATTCACGTTGGCGCATGGGGGCGTCGGTGCTGTCTACGGGCTTGTTCGTTTTCCGTGGTGGGTTGCTCTCACGCTCGGAGTCGGCTGGGAACTTGTCGAAATCGAACTAAAGAAACGAATACCGATCATTTTCCCGCACGCGAGCCAAGACACCCTACCGAATGCGACGATAGACGTAATCGCGGTCATGATAGGATGGGTTGTCGGTCGGAAAATACGAGGATAAACATGGCACAACGAAAATCGTGTCCACGGTATACGGTAGAGGCAGGGCGGATGATCTATCGCAACGGGGAACCGTTCATTGGTGTGACACGCGAGGGAAGTACGAGACCTGTTGATGCGGACGCGATGACGCGTAAAATTGCTCGTCATCTCAACAAGCAATGTAAATGAAAGCCAGTAAAACAGAGATCGCGCTGTACGCTCTCTCGGGTGTGTCGTTGATTGGGGCCGTGATCACGTATTTCAACCAGCGCAAAAAGCCCGCTGAAGATCGCTTCTACGCTCCGATGTTCGCGCTCAGTGGCGGCTTGCTCGTCGGCGCCGGTGCTATGTCGTACAAGCGCATGAGCAGTCGCGCGCTCGCGGGCGGCCTCGGGCTCACGAACGACTCGACGCACTACAACAACGGCATGACGCTGCGCACGTGGTCGGATCCCGAGATGGACGTCTACTCGCGAGTCGAATTGCTACAAGGTCTCGTGGCATCGTCGAACAAGGATCCGCTCGTCCGCAAAAAGGCACTCGCGGTCACGCACACGTGCCCGGCACGCGATGATGCATGCGAATTGTCGGCAATCTTCGAGCACAACTCTGATCCTGAAAATGTTCGCTACACTGGTGACATCGGCGCACATGTGCTCGTGCCCGGTGGTGAGCCCGAAGCCGTGGACACGTTCCAGACGGCGAAGCGCACGCTCGAATTCCGCGGTGGTGACTGCGACGATCATGCCGTGTTGAACGCGACCATGGCATCGCAAAACGGTTTTGATACCAAGTTCCGCATCACCAGCAACACCGGCGCGACCTGGGATCACATCTATGCCATGGCGCGCCGCAACGGTGGCAAGTGGCGCGCGCTCGATACAACACTCGGCCCCGGAAAGTTCGGCAAGGAGCCACGGCAGGCGAAGCACCTCGACTTCCCCGCATAGGAGACACCATGCTCTTTGGACAAGTCGATTGCCCTTCTGGATTTCACTGGGACTCAATTGAAGGCCAGTGCGTTGCAGGTCGAGCGCGGCCTGTTTTTACGACCATGCGGCCGGATATCGTCGATGTCATTCCGGCGCCGCCACCGGCACCACCGACGCCTATTGCACCGACCATTGTACGGCTTCCTCGTCAAGAGTTGCGTCCAGAACGCCCCGGTTGGAAGTGGTGGTACTGGCTTTTGCTTGCTGGCGGCGTGGGCGGTACGGGCGCATTGCTTTACTACGGACTCAAGCGTAAACGTCCTACAAGTGCGAATCTACGTGGGGGTCGTAAACGTAAACTATTACTTCCTAGGTATAGTGAGCGGAAAGGGTGGTATGGAGGTTCCAAAAACACACTTTTCGTTTTTACCGATAAGCGTACGGGGAGTTCTGTTGTACGGCCTGTTTATGATGCCAGAGGCATTGGTCCAGCAGCAGCAGTACGTGTAGCTACACGCGCTGAAGCCGAAAAAGAATGGCAGTCTCCTTTACGTGCTGGATGGCAAACTCTTGGTCGTAGGCGTTAGGTGATTCCCAACTCGGCGCGCGCCTGCTGGTGAGCTGCGTTGATCGCCTTGAACATCTCTTCGTCGCCGCCGTGATCCGGGTGGTGTTTCCTCGATAATTTATGGAACGCCTCTTTGACTTCTTCGCGTGTCGCGTCCGGCGGCAACCGCAAGATCGACCACCACGTTTTTTCGTGACCTTTGCTCGTCTGCTGGAACGGCAAGAACGCATCTTGCCAGCGCATCAGCCCGTGCTTGACTGCTTGGTCTAACGATTCGAGCATGAGCGAGATGATGCGTAGATTGCCTTGTGCCGATGTCGCGCGGGTGGTTCGGATCGAGTACCGGATTTTTTCGTAGGTGAAATCGACGTTGGCGCTGCTGTCGTCGGAGTGGATCACGAACGGAATCGGCACGTGCTTCAGCACGTAGTAACCGGGTTTGTTGTTACCAGGAGGGTCCGTGATCCATACCGAGTCTGGATCTTCTTCGACCGAGGGGAAAAAGCGCTGTCCTCCCAGGCTGTTCATGAGAGCTGAAATTCTGCCCTCAGGATCGATGAGGCTCGTCCCGAGTTTACTCACCCATTCAGAAATCATCAGATTCCCCCGGGTACTTGTTTGTCGAGCAAACGACGGACATATGCTGCTACCGAAATTGATTCGGAGTCGGCTAAGTTTTCGATCCGCTGTTTTAAGTTCGCGCTCACTGAGGTCTCGATACGCTCGGGGAATTTAGTTTGTCGAGTTCGCTTTTTTACCACCGCGTGGATCCTCAGTTTGAGGGGTTGTCTCTTAAACATAGGGACTGAACCCTCTTATCTTACCTCAGAGCACCGGGGAGTTACCTCATGCTAAAGTAACTTTCCTCAATTTCCCTCAAAACAAGAGTAATTTCAATAGGTTTGGTTTGACAGCAAATAAGAAGTAGGGCCAACTAAGAACATGATGAGCGCCGCGATCATGACTCGCCCCGACGACGTATATCGCACGGGCGTGATTCAGCCGTACAACATCATGACGCGCACTGCCGGCCAGCAAGCGCAGGACTCCATCAGCCGGTTCATCCAAGTTGCTCGCCCTCACGGTGCTTACGTCGGCCTCGACGGAGCTGGTTTTGGTCTTGTAACCCCCGAAGTGATCCGCACTCTCGGTGCCGAAAACGATGAGGACAAGACGAACAGATACTACTGGGCAGCCGGTGGTGTGCTTCTCGGCTTGCTCGGCGGCGTTCTCATCGGAAGGGCGCTGTAGGAATCGGTGTCGTGCCTAGCGTTTACACCATTTCCGGCGCTTCTCAGAATGCACACGCCTTCCAGATCTCGACGCTAACAGGGGCGGAAGATGAAATTGATCGAGTCAAAAGACAAAGCTGGTACATCGCTGGAGGTAGTGCGGTTATCGGCATTCTCATCGGAGTTTTTGTCGGCATCGCGGTGAAGGGGTCCTAACTCGATGCCGCACGTGTACACGATTTCTGGATCTACGGAGGGGCGAATGGCTCGACGACGACATTATGGAACGTTCATGGGACCCGACGGCCTCAGCCCACTCGTTGGCGCAGCGGCCGGTGCAGGTGTTGGAACAATCACAGCTATTGCAGTTCGTCGATTTTCGTCGATGGACAGCTGGAGTGAGCTGGTTGGCATGGGCGGCGGGGTTCTTACGGGGCTCGTCATGATGTTCCCCGAAGGCTCACGGCAAGCAGGCATTGCTGCCACAGTGACTGCGATTCTCAATAACGGCGTGCGCTTTGCGGCCTCGAAGATCTTCGAGAAAGAGAAGATCCGCGATGCGATGGGCGAGCTGGCGACTCTCAAGGAAAAGTCCCCCGAGAAGCTCGCGCTCAAGACCCAGTACGACGCGCTTGTTGCTCAGATCGAGACGGTCAAGGTGGTCAAGGACAACATGGGCCTTGTGCGGCCAGAGCAGGTCCCTACGCTGGCCGGCGGTCTCGGAGCAGTGTCGGCGCATCCGATGCAGCTGGCGGCGGTCTCGACACACGATCCGGGGGCTCTGGGAACTCTGTCGGTCCGCGATATGCCCCTGGCTGATGGCGGTGAGACGGGGGCGGGACCTCCGGTTCAACTCGTCGGCCTTGGGAAGCACTACGGTGCCACGATTTACGGTTCCCGGTAAGACGCCGTGGGCCATTGAACAACGTTAGAAAAACGGAGGAATCACAATGGGTTATGTAGGCGTCGCACCAGGTACCACCACCATCACTTTGCCCGATGGCCGCACCGTTGCACTGTCCGACTGGATCGACGACAAGCTGTACGGCTCGATCCAGCTCGTCAACGGGCAGACCAACGAAGTCATGGCGTTTTCCAACGGCCGCAGCCAGCCGATTCCGAACGGGACGCGCGTCCAGACCCGCGTGGACACGAATGTGCCCCGCGCTGGCGAAGCGGGTCTTCCGAAGGACTGGGAGATGTACGTGTACGGCTGGGGCATCAAACTCGTTCGCGCGATGCGTCCGCCGAGCGGTGCTACACAGCCTGTGCTGGCCGACGGCAACGGTGCACTTTCGGATCCGGTCGATCAGCGTACGTACTTCAACCTGGATCGAGTGATCTTTTTCCAGTACAGGTACAACAACAAGGCGTACACCGATGGTGTCATGCAGGACTACCCACAGGGTGGCGGCCTGAACCTCGTGACGACCAACGCCGCTCGCGAGCAGGTCACCAACGGTATTCCCAGCCCGCGCGACCGCGTTGCGCTGGTCATCCCGGTGTACGAGCGTGAGAACCTGGGCTATTCGGGGATTTTCCAGCCGGAAGCCCCGCTCGGCATCAACCAGCCGCCTTCGGATGGCGACCAGGTACAGTTGACCTTCGTCGATCTGAAACTTTACAAGTGGGGCCTCATCCGCCGTACCGTCGTCTAGTCGATCTAGTCTTGGGATCTCGGGACAGTTTCCCGAGATCCCTTGGCTTCGTGTACTATGGCAACAGGGTGAGACATGGGCATTTTTCCGACGTCATTTGCCGACCAGTCCATCAAGTATCGGATTCCGTATTCGATGCCGGGCGAGTTGATCGTTGATACCGGTCTCACTAACGTAGAGTTTCCGGCGGCGGCGTTCCTGCAAAACACAGAGTTGCCGTTTGAAATTCACGCTGTGAAGCTCGTCGCAGCGCAGGATTTGAACGCAGCGGGACAGCCGTTTGTTCCGATCGCTGATCCAGCCCCGAGCATTGATCAGTTTTGGCGCGTGCGAATCCGCGACACGAGCAAGATCAACGCTGTGATCACGAAAAATGCCCAGCTCGTGGCATCGCTCAAATCCGATCTGAGCGGCTATTGGGAGTGGGATTATCCCTACACGATCGTCAATTCGGAGGGGTTCACGATCTCGGTGGACAATCTGTTGACGGCACCTGCTCGACTCCGTGCCGCGATTACGTTCATCGGTTACTCGCTGGTTATTCGTCCCCCGAGCCAGACACGCGGATAGGTTGGACGCTCAGCTCTGGCGCTGGCATCATGGGAAAACGTGAAGCCAGTCGTCAAAATGGAACCCACCAAGTTTCGCACCGTGTCGCTTCCTGCTGTGGGGAGCCGATCAGATGCGGCGGTTCCACTAGTTGAACCGCGACCGACGTTTCAACGCGTCGTCATCGTTCAGAGCACCGGCGCGCCAGGTGCTTTCGTTTCAGCAAGCGCGCAAGAGTTAAACACGTCCGGAGCTATCTTCGGTTTGGGTTTTCAGCTCATTGTGCCTGGTCCTTTTTCGTCGATGGTGCTGGTGATTTCTCCGCATCAGACGCTTTACGGGGTGGGGACATCCCTGGTGATTCCCACGAGGGTGTCCATATCAACTTCGGTCGAAGTGCCAGCGGTCTCTAAAGAATTCGAGGATGAATGCCCATCCACTTGGTTTCGCACGATTTCGATTCCGACGGTTGAAGCCATTCAGATCGTGCCTGGTGGAGGCATTCCGAAGCGGGTCGTCATCGAGAGTCGTCCGCCCCCGTTGCCGGCGCCAGCTTCGTCGATTTTCATTTCTGATTCTGCGGAAGAGCTGAACATCCCCTCGCCCGTTCCAGGGGGCTCGTTCGAGTTGTTGCGTTCGGGTAGCCGGCCGCCTCGTGTCATCTTCATCACAGCCCCTCAGCAGCCGCTGTATGCCATCCATCGGCCTGCGATGGGTCCGGCGAACATCTCCGTGTCCGTGTCTAACCTTCATCTGGCGGCGTTACGCGGCCCCACAGGTATCCCTGGCCCGGACGGTGAAGAATGACGGGGATGGCGCCGACCACTTTCCGCACGCACACGCTCCGGCCGCTGGGGCAAGATGCGGTTACGATCGCGTCACCTGCACCGCACTTCCGCCGGGTGATTATCTTTCAGCGCCTCGCGCTCACGGGCGCATTCATTTCACGAAGCGCCACCGAGTTGACTATCCCAGACCAGGTACAACCCGGAGACGCATATCAGCTCCCTGTGACCCCAGCACAGCCCAGGGTGTTCGTGCTGGCTCCTGGAGATGCGCTGTATGCGGGCGGGGGAACATCGGCTGGCGGACTGGCTAGTGTGTCGGTATCGATCTCACAAGAGATTCTTGGCCTTGCGCCGATTTATGAAGTTAGGACGGTGTTTCGCACTTTTACGGTGCCTATCAGTGGCATCAACCCGTCGATCACGATTGTTCCTATCGCCCAGGTCCCTCGACGCATGATCGTGACCTCGGTCTCTGTAGGCGGCGGCGTTTTTCTGAGTACGTCGGCTCAAGAGCTGGACATTCCTCAAGTGGTACCCGGTGAAGGGTTCGATGTCGGGGGCGGAGGTATTTTTGTGGTCGGGCCTGGGCAGGCTTTGTATGGGATACGTACTTTTGCTCCTGCGGCACAGATCTCAGTTTCGATCTCAGACATCCACCTAACATCTGGATCTTCCTGATGCAGCAGTCCATTTTTCAAACGATTACGTTGGTGGCCGATGGCATCGGGCGCATTGTCGTGCCTGCGGATCCGTCATGGCGGCGTGTCCTCATTGGAAATGTGATCGGGACCATTTTCATTTCTGCTAGCTTCAGTGAAGATGTTCTAACCGATGCGATTCGTGTAGGTGGAGGGGAAACGTTTGTTATTTCACCCACTCAGATGCTGTACGCGACAGTGTTCAAAGCGGGTGCCGTTTCTACCATTTCCATCCATGTATCTCACGTGGTCTAGGCACGTGATAAAGTAGGGCATGGACAAGGGCTGCTGTGGACGATCGCTGCGTCGCGTAGGTATCGGCGGGGGCTTTCGTCACC